CTCGATCATCAAATGCGTAATACCGCTTATCTGGTATTGAAAAAACATCGTATCGGTGATATATAAAAGCCTTTCCCCGGTAATTTCACTTATTGCCAAAAATGCCAACGGCTCTCGTGCATCATGTTTAACAGCAAACGGCTGAATGAATACTGATCCGATTTTAACAGGAGCCTCCACTGGCGAAACCGCATGTACCCGGTGCCCTTTAAGACCCACAGCGTCAATAGTGCCTTGACTTGTGTAAACATCCACTCCCATATTAACCAAAAACTGTGCAGCTTTAATATGGTCAATATGTTCGTGACTTATGAGGCAAGCGGAAATATCCGCAAGCCCCACACCCATATCCCATAAGGACCTCTTTATTTTCTCGAACGATATGCCGCAATCAAGCAATAAGGCGGTATGTCCGTCTGATATGTAATAACAATTCCCGGAGCTTCCCGATGCCAATGGAAATATCTTCATAGCGCCTCAAACTCCGCCTCCAGCTCGCATATCTCCGCACTCACCAGCCCGTACAACACCTGTTCCATGTTTGCGGATAGTTTCACAGCTTCGTGGCATGTCTGCCCGCTAAAGAACAAATATGCGTTTCTCTCCGCATTTTTCGGATTGTTGAAGTCCAGTCTCGTCTTTAACCCCTTTAGCTCATGCAGCCTACTAGTTATATCGTTCGCCTTGGTCAATGTCTCCTTAGTCATTTACTTTGCCTCCTATATAATCAAATATTGTCATTTGTGATATTTCGGCGTTCAAACTTGCCTATGCCTGTTTGTAGATCAAAACCCCGGATCCGCTTCAACGGCCTGTGCCTCTGTCTCTACTGGGACCGGCTCATTCTCAGGCAGTGCGGCCGGCTCCGGTGCTGCTATCGGTACGGTTGCAGTATTGGCTTCTATAACGTCCTGCGCTTCCATCTGTGCAAGGCGTATCTCCTGCGCCCTCATATACTGGTAGCTGTCGTCTATCTTCTTGGGATCAATAGGGATATTCTTCGGGCTGTATGCCTCCCTCTTTAAGGTTTTAAGGCACATTTCCTCATACCATCCATCGGTCTCAACCTCGACCTGTTTACCACCCTGCCACTCTTTTTTAGTGCCGCCCCAAAACTCCGCGCTGGCATACTTGGGCTTGCGCTTCTCAATATCCTTTTTGCTCATCATAATAAGCTTATTCTTTTCGGGGTCCGCAAACTGTATATAAGCAAAGCCGCCCTGTATCTCTCCCCGGTCAAAGGCGTTATTGATTTCGAATAGATAGCCCTCGACCTTATTATTCTGGCTCTTCTTTATTGGCTTAAAGGTATCGGTGCTATATACAAGCTCGATAGTCACGTCCTTGGGCTTTTCAAGCGCATACTGCTCTGCTATGTACTGTATGCCGTTGTAACCCATCATAAGATTTACGGTATATATCTTTGTCCCCTCGGCTGTGGTGCGGCTGTTATCCTTAAAAGGAATAGCAAAGAGCATGTTTTTCTGTGTCATATCAAGCCCCATACGGGCATAGTGCATAACGTCCAAAGCCAGCGCGTTAAGGTCGATAGTTTTCCAGGAGATAGGGTCGTTATTGTCGAACTTATGATCTTTGTTATTGTTGTTCTGATAAACCCTCTTCTCCTCTGCCGCCTTAAGCGCGCGGTCTATCTGAATAAAATATCCCTGAATAAGCTGCCGCTGGTAATCAGATACTCTGAACTCTCCCGGAGTGACCTGTCCGAATTCTTTTAGGACCTTGTTGGTAAATGCCTCACTATTACTTAATGCTGTTATTTCCTGCGTTGCTACTTCATTCTTTGCCATAATGTTATTCCTCCGTTGTTTTCAAAAAATCATATATATCCATCTGTCCCGGAATGGGCTCATTTGCGTGTTGTTCTGCAGTTGCCTTGGCTTTACACAGGCAGCCGTAACCGTCTTTTATTGCGTCCGCACTCGTCAAGAGTCGCCCACATCGTAGGCATTTACGGGCTTTGATGGTGAATATCTCGTCATTCATGTTGTTAAAAAGTTTCCACTCTTAAAGCCTTATCTGCTTCAGAAACATACAAACGGATCTGTTGAGACTTTGTTTTCAATGGATGACAGTTGCTTTCACAACCGTCTATAAAAATAGGTAACGAAAAACCGTAATGAGCCGCCAGCACGTCTATTACTTCCAGCCCCGCATTGATACGTGCGGCGTTGTTCGCGCTCTTGAAAGGAACCTCGCGCCCATTGCACTCAATCAATGCCTCGCAATCGTCCGCTATACCACCGTTGACCTGCTCCTGGAATAACCGGAATTTCAAAGTCTGAAAATGCCTGTTAATGTCATTAGTAAGCATTTCAGCTTTAGCACGTTGATATTTCTCGCATAAATACAGCCCTTTTTCCAAAGTTTCAAACTCTGCCGCCAGTTCCTTTTCTCTCGCCTCAAGCTCCGCAATCCGCCTATCCTGCTGCTCGATAATTGCAAACCCCGACAAAAGCTCCTGTTGCTCTCCGATCTCCTTTTCTATCTCTTCAAGCTGCCGCCTTAAGTCTGCCTTTACGCTATTTGCGGCGCTTTCAACGTCTTTGAGCTTATCCTTAAGCTCTGAGAGCCGGTCATCATATTCGGACCCGTCAAACGGCGCAGGTCCTTCATATTCAGCCTTGGCTGCTGCTATCTGTGCCTCGATCCCTTCAATGCTCTCCTGCTTTGCAAGCACCTGATTTTCAAGCTCAACGATCTCTTTCTCTTCTGTTTCAAGGATCTCCGCGCTAACCTTCGCGCCCTCTTCCTTTATGCGCTCTAAATTTTCGGATTTCTTGAGATTGAACTTTTTCTTGGCTTCTTCTATTTGCTCCGCAGGTAACGGCTGTCCGCATGTCGGGCATATCGTATCGCCCGTCCATTCCTTTCCGGCCGTGTCTTTGTACTCTGCAAGCAATGTCTCCCGGCGCTTTGCGTGCCTGTCGTGGGCGGCTTTGCGCTCTGATATGGACTCCTTAAGATTTTTTATTGACGTGAGGAGCCTGATCTTGTCGTTTTCAAGTTCTCCTATTTGCTGATTGACTTCTGAAATGGCTGCGGAGTTCTGTGCTTTATAAGATGCATATGCTTCGGCTTTTCCTACCTCAACCTCTGCAATCTGCTTCCTTATCTCGTTCTCGGCGGTCATATCGGCAGCCGCCAGCTTGCCCTCAATGTCCTTTTTGGCACGCTTTAACTCTTCAATGGATGTTTCGATTTCTGCCCGGCCTACAGATAAGGCAAGGCTGTCGGGCTTTGACTTCTCGGCTTCGTCAATGCGTGCCGGGATCTGCTTAAGCTCCGCATCGATCTTCTTTTTCTGTGAAGCTGCTATTTTTACATAATCCTCAATCTCTTTGCCGCCCAATATATCCGGCAGCTCTTTTAAGTCCTCGTTATCATTGAGCACCTTATTGACCAGCTCCTCCGGTGAAATATCCACACACATATCCAGTAAAAGGTTTCGGCGCTCTTTGATGGACATATCTTCCAGAAAATAGTTGTATCTTGTCAAAAGCTTGGCGATCTCCTCGGTATCGTAGAGGTCAGCCATTGCCTTTTTATACTCTTTCTCCTGCACCGGAACACCATCCAGCTCATACTCCGTCGTATAGCCCGCAAAAACCTTATCCGCAGAACCGCGTTTAGTTTGATATTTCTCGTGAAATACTTTTCTCAGCGTCTTAAGCCCGTCTGCGGTCTCAATCTGCATTTCTACAGCATGGTCAAGATTATGCGTTCCGGTGGTCTGCGGAGTAAAATTTTTCTCATCAGTTGACGGCTTATCATATAACAGCCAGCAAAACGCATCAAACAGCGTTGTCTTTCCTGTGCCGTTATCCCCATACACAGCTACATTCTCGCCGTTCGGGGTAAATTCAAAGGCCTTTAATCCTTTGAAATTTTCAAGTTTCATTTTTATTATTCTCATTGTTTACCTTTCCGTGCTATAATGCACTTGTCTACTTTTTTACTGAGGAGCCTTGTTTGTTAGCAGCGTGCAGGGCTCCTTTATTTTGAGAAAAAATGTTCTCCTTCTTTAAATGCCGGCTGCCCGTAATCGCCATATCCGCCAGCCGTAAAATACAATACCTCGTGGTTGCTTCTGTGCTTAAGCTCCTGCTGAACCGCCTCAAAATCCTCTTCGATGGGTATAGCCTTGTCCCAGGCCCCGTTTTTGATGACTGAAAACTGGTCATCCTGAAATATGACCTCTTCGACCGTATCCGGGAATATGTCGCTGTCTACCCGGTTAAGGACTACGGATGCCACAAGCTTCTTTCCTTCGAAGGGCTGATATTCCGCCTCCGCGCTTATGAGCTTTGCAACCATCGAGATTTCCTCGGAAGTTAAGTCTGCTGCATGTACGGGCTTTACCGCCAAGAATACTATCGCTGCCCCTATTAAAATGCCGATAGCCGCTGATATAAGATTGTCCCGCAGGCTGTATTTTTCATTAATAGGGAACGGTTTTACATCGTCTGCTATTTCCTGATCAAAGGCGTTCTCGTAAAAGTAAACCTCTGTACCCTTCTTCAAGGGCAGCCCGTAATTGTAATAAATAGCCCCGTCAGCTCCCTCGATGATGTTCACGCCGCGCCTGTGCCTTGTTACTACTCCTGTCAATCGTCTCACCTGCTTTCTTTTCATATCTCGCCCGCTTTCTTGCATTTTGCTATATAGGCGTAAACCGTGGATTTGCCACAATGCACGTCTTCCGCTATGTCCTCAACCTTCCATCCCGCCCGGTACAGCGCAAGTATCTTTCCATAATCTATATACTTTGCACTGTCTTGCTCTTCTGGTGTGTCCGGCTCCGGAAGAGGCGCGGGCTTTTCCTTTTCTGGACGTCCCATCTTAATGGCTGGTTTATGCTTGACCTCTTCGGACTTCTTAACGGGCTTCTTTTCGGGCTTTTCTTCGGGCTTTTCTTCGGTCGGCTCTATTTCGCGCTCGTCCGTGATCTTAAGCTCCATTGCAGAAATATCGGGCTCAACTTTATGGAGCTTTATCTGCCTGGAACCGGTCAGGATTTTAAAACAGCTATCGCAGAAATCCATTTCGCAAACCGCCCCGAAGCGATCCGGTTCAATAAAAATAGCCTTCTTATGCTTTTCGGGAATTTCCGTTGAGCATATGTCGCAGTAATGCTTTGTCATTTCTTTTTCTCCTTTTGTCCGCCTAAAATCAGGTATATACGGTTAGTCGTGGGAACCGTGTAGCCCTCTATGCTTTGTAGTTCCCGGCCGTCCGCCATGATGTGACGGATTTTGATTTCTTTACGTTTTTTCATATCGTTGTGTTTTACCTCGCCATGATCAACATAAACGCTATAAAGACTGCTGCCCCGGCTATCATTCCGGTTATGGCCGTTATCGTTTCCAGGATCATTGCCAGTCTTGCCCTACTGTCTACTGGATTTCGTGATAAGTGCGCTGCTTCCAGCACCATGTCCACATCACGCTCGGCAGTTTTAATACCACTTACTGCCTGTTTAAAGGATTTACTCATTGACACCGCTCCTTTCCGCAAGGTACAATGTCCTTGCAAATTTTTTATTGCTTTTGCCCGTTGTTTTCGTTGTCCAGACTAGGCAACGGGCATTTTTTATGCTGTTACTTCCAAATAAGCAATGTCTGATAAGGCTTCTAATCTTGCTTTGCAGCTTTTATAAATATCTTTGTAATGAGCTTCGGCTATTATCCCGTTTTTTATTTCTGTCAAAATGATGTGCTCCGCAAGGGATAAATTATTGAGCTGCATTACCGTAGCCGTTTCACGGTCTTTTATTCCGGCCAGTTTATTTGCCAGCTTTGAATAGGCCATATAAAGCATTTCGGAGTTTTTACTCCCCTGCCCCTTTGCATACTCCACAAGCTGTTTGAGTACGTCTGTTTCGGCTTTACGAGTGAGCTTGCCCTGCTGTCGGGTTTCAAGCCATGCGGAAGTTTGCTTTTCGAGAAGTATCTTTCTCATGGCTACAAACTGTTTTACAAGTTGCTTTTTGAAGTTGCGTACAACCTCGTTATTGTCCAGATAAGTTATGAGGAGCATAGCCTGTTCTTCATTTAAATCATAAATCCTCGTAGGGTGACCGCCTTTTGGGTTTGTCGATTTCAAATCGCTAAACCTCAAAGTCCCGTATTCCTCAAAATCCTTACGATATTTTCTTAATATGGCAGCTACCGATTTATGCTGATTATTTGTCGCTTCGGCTATCCTCATGCTGTCCGTGAATGGTTCGTCCTTTTTTAAGAAGACTAATTCGTTCATGCCTTGACCTCGTTTTGAAGAAAGTCCTCAATAGTAACTCCAAAATATTGAGACAAAATTAAAAGCTTATCGACTTTTGGCATATACTGTCCGGCATTCCACTCTGATAAAGTTGAACGCGAAATCCCGGTATCTTGTGAGACTCGATAATCAGTAATGCCTTTTTCTTTTTTTAGGCGTTCATATAATTTATTCATAATCCTCCTTCCCCAAAATTTAGATTACTGTGGTCTATATCTTGTACTTGTGAAGCGTTCGACAAGCCGATATAATAGATATTGTCAGATATTTATTATTATTGCTCATGCGTCCGACTTGTCCAACGCTTGTATATACTATACTCCGATGGGTCGAACGTGTCAAGTAAATTTTTTGTTTTTTTCGGGAGGCTGCTATGTATAGTATTTATGCGGATTTGCGAGACAAAAAAGGTATGACAGATTATGCAGTTGCTAAGGCAATCCCTATCGGACGTTCGATATTATCAGACTGGAAAACTGGGAAGCATACGCCGAACAAATACAATCTAAAAAAAATCGCTGATTATTTTCAAGTTACTATTGATTACATTATGTACGGAGAACGACAAACTCCCGAAGCGAAAGCTCAAGTCAATAATATTTTCCACTCTTTACCGCCAAATGAAACCTATACCGACAGTTTGCAGGACGCTTTTAATGATTCTACTTTTATGGAACACATTGCCCTTTTATGGGCCTTGCATGAGGAAGACAGAAAAGCGATTTATAAGTCCATAAAAGGACTGTACTATGCCGCCAAAGAAGAAAAGGAAAAAGAAGCCGTTTTAAACGAGTTAAATAAGGAGGTTTCATAATGGGATTTTTTGATATTTTTAAAAGTAAACCACGCGCTCCACAACATAATTATGATTTCCAGGCACAGAATGACCTCCGTATTATTGGTGATTGCTTACGGATATTAGATAGTACATACGATAGAGATACTTTTAATTCGCGGATGGAACTGCTTGAAAAAACACTGGATGATTTTTGTGCCATTGAGCCATATATTCGGGTGCATGGCAGTACACCCACCCAATTACGTAAGGCATATTACAAGGATAAACAGGAACTTATTGATAAATTTAATTTCCGCTCCCCGATACGTAACCCACATATTGACCAGTATTATGAGGATATGAGAAAACTCGAAAGTGCCTGGTCTGTTTTGCAAAACCTTAAGCTATTTAGTGGAGAGCAGGCAGACTCCTTTGAAAAATTATGCCTGGACAATATTGCTTTATACAAAACTATGATGGAATGGGATAATCAAAACGCCACCCGACATTATGAGCCCGCAAAACATATTCCTGCTTATGTACGGTTATCTATGTTGTACGAAAAACAGGAAAAATACAAAGAAGCTATTGATATATGTGTTGAAGCTATACAAATAGGAGCCTATGACGATCACAGCAAGGGGAAAATGTACGGTCGGCTTGCACGTTTAATTAGGAAATCCGGCATGGATATAAGCCCGGATATTAAAAAGCTGGCTCAAATACCATAAAGGAGGTATATTCTATGACCACAGCAGCATACGTCCGCGTTTCCACGCTCGAACAGGCAAACGAGGGCTATTCCATTGAGGAACAAACTGACCGGATAAAAGCATATTGTCAAGCCAAAGGCTGGAACCTGGTTAAGATTTACACGGATCCTGGAGCTTCCGGCGGCTCTCTCGACCGTCCGGCTATGCAGCAGCTCATTCAAGATTGCGGGGCGTATGATATGGTCCTGGTCTATAAGTTGGATAGGCTTTCCCGGTCTCAAAAGGACACGCTCTATCTTTTAGAGGATGTTTTCGCGTCCCAGGGTGTGAAATTTACATCCATGCAGGAGAATTTCGACACCTCAACCCCTCTAGGGATGGCAATGGTGGGTATCTTATCCGCTTTTGCTCAGTTAGAGCGCGCTCAAATCAAAGAGCGTATGAGCATGGGAAGAGTGGGAAGATCAAAAAAAGGATTGTGGCGTGCCGGATCAAATGCTCCTATTGGATATGACTATGTAGATGGGCATTTACTCATAAATGAATATGAAGCCGAGCAGATACGGGTTATATTTGATCGCTTCCTGCAAGGTGATACTCTCAATTCTATCCAACAATATATGCATGAACATTATACGAATAAGTATTCTTCCTGGAATGGACCTGCTCAAATGGCTGTAGTGATACAAAATCCGTTATATATTGGAAAGCTAAAGACCAAAGACGGTATCTTTGACGGAGAACATGAACCGATCATAGATGAGGCCACATGGTATGAAGCCCAAAAGCGTTATAAAGAAGTCAGTAAAGCCTACAACGAACATTTCAAAAATCCGTATATGGGTAAGCACCTGTTATCCGGGCTTATGTACTGCGGAAACTGTGGGGCACGATATTTCGTCTTGTCGGCCAAACCCAACGGGCGTAAATACTCTTATTATGTATGCTATTCCCGAGACGGCAACCGAAAGATGAGAAAGATAGACCACTGCAAAAATCCAAATTGGCGAGTTGAAGAGCTGGATGCGCTTATAAAAGATGAAATTTTAAAGCTGGATTTCAAGGATTTTGAGATTAAAAGGAAAAAGCCATCCGACCCGACAGTTAAACAGCTTGCAGAATTGGATAAACAGATCAACAAGCTCATAGACCTCTATCAGGTAGGCGGCATTGATATTCAAGTAATAACGGAAAAAGTAAACGCCTTGAACGAAAAGAAAAAGCTTATCCTTTCCAAAAAGCCAAGCGCGGAAAACAAGCTATCCCTGGACGAAGCAGAGACGATCTTTAAGAAAGCCAAGAAAATATTTACCTCCGGGGATCCTTCCGAACAAAAGAAAATTGTAGATGCGCTGATTGACAAAATCATAATTGAGGAGGATGGAGTCACTATCCATTGGGCGTTTGAATAGTTTTATGTGAATTGTTCGTAGGGGTTCAGCCCTATATAATATTCACATAAATATTGAGGTTTTTCTTCCTAAATATATATAAAAGAGGCGGATATATTACAATCCGCCTCACCCTTATTTAATTTTCCTCATAACGCTGTCATAAAGCCGCGGGTTAATTGCCATAAGCGCATCCATAAGCTCATCCATTACAGGCCATATAGCCGCTGACTTTCGGCCATTTATCCTGCTCGAAAATTCGCTCCCGCTGTCGTAGTTGATAACCGTTTCGGGGTTATTTCCGCTGTCCATATAAGCCATAGGCCACGCCTGCCGGTATTGCTCCGGCAGCACGTTTGCCTTGTCTGGTGATGGATATAAATGCTCTTTGATGGTGTAAAACGCCGCAAGCTTCATGCAGGTGTTTGCGCCTGGGTTACGCTGTCCCTCACATTCGGCAATAGCCTCCTGTAAGTCCTGCTCAGTAATCACAAGAGGCTACCTCCTTACATCATGGATTCAATATCCGCGATAAACTCCTTGTACTTACGCTTGATATGCTCATTCGGAGCCGAGTTCATCAGCTCGTGCAGTTCTTCCATCATATCGCCGTCACGGTACATACGGGATCCGCTCATGGTATCCATGTAACGGCCTCTGCTGTCGCGCCTGGCATTGCTGCCACGTCCGCGTGCTCCATAGGAGCGCATACTGGTATTATAGCCGGTATTATAACCATCATCATTATAGCCGTATTCCTCGGGGTTCTCCATTGCGTCAACGGTCAAGATACTTTTCTTAAAATGTGCAAGCTTATCACCATATTCTATCTCATTCATGGACAGTTTGCCGCCGGAGGCAACCTTGCGGTCAAGCTCCTTCAGCTCGTCCTTTATGAAATCACAAAGATTGTGAAACATCCGCTTTACCTCCTTTCTAACGTCTTATCCCGGCGAAATCAATAATGAGTCCACCGTTAACGATCTGTATAGCCTCTGTACCCGTATTACGCACCGACACGCTCTTACACCTGCATATCCAAGGGATAGACGCCACTATAGCAGCTCCGACATTCTCCGGTATCTCTATCGCTGTCGGCGTAGTAAGCATTATGCCGCCAGCGTCAATATCCCCGTCATCTACGATAGACAGAGAGATTTCCCCTACTGTGCCGCCTGTCGGGATCTGCACGTTGCCGTGAAACTCCACAAGCCAGTCCGCAAGGGGCATAGGCTTACAAGCACAGCTATAACGCACTCCCATAAGGCTCGGCGAAGCAAGCGTTATCTGTCCGGAACCATCAAGGTGGTACACATATCCCCGATTGACTTCACTCTCGAATAATACGGGAGCGTTAGGCTGTACGATCTGGTCAGGGATTGCTATAAACTCTCGTGCCATTTACGACACCTCCCTTCATGCGAACGCAAAGCCGTTGTTGCCGCAACCGCATCCGCTGTTGTTGTTCGGGCATGTGAATATAGGCTGACTGCCATATACAGGCTGCGCGGGAATAGGGCATGAGCGAAGTTCATTAACGAGACTCGTTACGGCCGCTGTCTGTCCGTCCCTGATCTGTGCGGTCTGTGCGATGTTGTCAGCACGGAAAGCCGTCATATTAAGCTGATTCTGCAAGTGTGCGTTCTCTCTGCGCTCCGCTTCAAGCTGATTTCGTACTCCATCGAGCTCAAGCTGGCAGAGTTTATCTAATATAGCCTGTGTATTCGTGGAATTTGCCGCTCTTGTGGTAGCTGCCTCGCTCTGGATCACATTCTGTGTCTGAGCGGTCGCAAGACGGTTATCACAGCAACACTGCGCAAGCTGGCTCTGTAAGCCATTAAATCCCTGTGAGTTGGCTGTCTGCTCAGCAAAGCTCCTGTTGAGATTTGCGATTTCGTTAGAGTACATCTGCTGTGAAATAGCGTTCTGTGCGCCTGTTACGGCTGCCACAATCCCGTTTCCGGTCTGACAAATAGCCTGATTTACTCCTGCTATACCAAGCTGCACGTCACCGAAGCCGCTTGTAACTGCGCTCTGCAAGTTTCCGATAGCGTTTTGTGTTGCCAAGTGGTCGAATCCGTTGTTGGTGTTCGTATTAACGCCGTTGAGTATTCCATTCTGACCATTTAGAAGCCAAGGGAAATCAAAGCCAAGCAGACCGCCGCCGAAACCGCCCATTCCCCAGCCGCCGTTTCCGAACATGCCGAAAAGCAGGAAAAGCACTATCCAGCTCGACCAGTCTCCGCCGAAACCACCGTTTCCATATCCACCGTAGCCCATAGGACCTACGGGCATTACCATGTTACTGCCACCTTCATCTGTAAGTGCCATTGTCTTTACCTCCTAAATTTTTTGTAGGTTAGCGACTACCCTCCGGACGGATAGCCGGTATATAAAGCCGCGCGTGCTTTATCTCTCTGATTGTGCTATAATTAAATGAACCTGTGAAAACGTGAATACGTTGTAGCAGGTGTTTTATTTCATAAATAGCTTAAATAGTGGGTGACTTTGTATCAGCGTTGCCGCCTGTCTGGCTGCGTTGTACTGTTGCTGTGATATCTTCCCCTCACTCATAAGCTTCTGGCTTATTGCATCGGGATTACCCGCTATATTTTGCGGAACTCCCATTTTTTGAACGGCATATTGCGCCGGGTTTTGTGCCATTGCCCGAAAGTCATTCATAAAGTTTTGCATACTGCCCCATGGATCCGTCATATGTCTTCATCCTCCGTATCTTCTTCATCGTCATTGTTTAACTTTGCGGTCGGTCGGTCTTCCACCGCCTTAAGCCGTTTAAGCGCGTCAGAGACCTTGTTTTTGAGCTTTTCAATCTTGCTTTGTATGTTCTCCACATCCGACTTTAAAGCCCCTATTTCGTCTCGTAGCGCGTTCTCGGATGGGTCTGTGGCAGGTGCTTCTTTGTCGCCCGGAGCCGTCTCTTCCGGCATGTTTTCCTTTACAAGCTTGTAGCGCTCGTAATGCGGGGAGTCAAATTGTGAACGGCCTAAACTCTTTTCGATAATCACCGGCTGATTTTCCAGTTTGAATGTTACGCAATTACCCGGAGCTACCGCATACCGCTTAACATCCTCTTCTGTAGGGACCACTACAAAGCCACCGTTAACTATTGTGTCCGGCTGGGCCTGCTGTGTGGTCTGCGGTGTAGGTTGTGTGGGTTGTGGGGTAGAGGGTGGCGCCGTCTGCTGCACCTGTTGAGGCATAACAGGCGGCGCGTTCAAGTAGGGGTTGCTATTAGGAAAGGAATACGCCGGATACCCCGGCTGAAATCCGTAATAACCGTAGTTAGGAAATGCCATATCAGTAATCCTCCTGTGTCTGTGTCCAGTAAAATAACGGTATTTCCGAAGCACTGTTCCATGTGTCCACCCAATTCCCCGAAATCACGGGTACAACGTGGCTATCAGTCGCAAGTAAATAACGCCCGTCCGGGTGGTCCTCTGCGAATTGCTGGACGGAATAACAAAAAGGGCACGTGTTCGGGATCACAAACTTTTCGAATCCCTTTGCCCGGAGATATTCATTAATTACGGCTTTTGAAGAGGGCATATCACACATATACCGCCCGACTATATAGAGTTGGTCGTAAATGTCGTACCAGTCCGCATCTAAAAGCGTGGCAAGCGCCCTGACAGTGCAATCTATTGTCCGTTTATCACATGGATTGATGTTGTATTTGATGTATGACATGCCTTAATTTTAGGCATAAAGAAACCCCTCCGAAAGAAACCAGAAGGGTCTGTTTTGGTCACATTTTAGATGCTTTTAATAGGATTTTATCACCAATATCATAAAGAATCTTTTTGATTGCTGTGTCTGATAAATGATACTCTGCTGATAATCCACCAATAGTTGCCTGTTCAAACCAATGCTTATACAGAATCTCTCTATGCTTTATCGGACGCACATATTCATTTATGCAATATATAATATTAGAGTTAAGAACATTCTCATCTATTGAGTGAATTGTCATTTTTTCTTTGCTCCACGCCCGACATTACGCTTCCTGCCCGTGCCGTGACAGGACGGGCATACATGGTATCCGCTATTACCGCCAACTTTACGGCGTCTTACTCTCGTTATTGTTTGCCGCGCCATTTGTTATACTCCCATCACGTCCAACATAATTATTATTTCCGTTCGGTGTGTCCTGTGTCACCGTTACGCAGTCTTCAAATTGGCTTTCGTATATCAGCCACCCTATATTTGAGCCCACAAACGCCAGAAATATGACTATGCAAAGCACAAATAACCGCTTATTAATCAAGTCCAGTCTCGCCAACATGCTTTCGTGAACTCTATAATTTACTGGCTCATCAATGGGTTTCGTGTTTTTATTCTCTTCCATCGCTTAAGCTCCTTTCCTTTTTGCTCATTATACCAAGCGGGGCGAAGTATGGCAAAGAAAACTCCGCCCCTATTTATGGAGGAAGGAAATTAAGAAAGTGTCTGCTTAAGCTTAGTCCGGGTGTCGGGACCGCTACGCTGCATATTTCCATATATACCCTTTTATTAACTTACGTTCTCCTCGACAAGCCATTGCTATTGCACTCCTATGAACTCCAACAGCTTCCGCAGCGCTCAAAGTACAATCATAAACAGCCACTATTTGCCCGTCAGGCATATATTGTTTTACCTGTTTAGCGGACGGACTCAATCCCCTTCTAAAATGTTTGCCGTAGAAATAATTTTTATCTCCCCGACAATGTAAATTGGGGCGGCCTTTGCGCTTTGCTGAAATGCGTTGGGGACGAGTTCCGTAATTTGCATTATATTTTGTTGAACACCATTCTAAATTATCTACATAATTACAAGATTTTATTTCGTTTTTATGATTGATTTCAGGTAAATTATTTGGATTGGGAATAAATGCTTGCGCTACAATCCTGTGAACCTTATATGTTTTTTCCATACCATCCTTACATAAGTTGATAACGAAATACCCATATTTATCAATACGCTGTTTCAGGATTTTTTCCGAATGAAAATGATTATTCCGATCAAATCTGGCTATGCTTTTAATTATGCCTAAATTATTGACTTTATAATAACCTTCATATCCAATAATATCGTGCCATTCTTCAACAATCATATTTCTTCCACCTTCTTTAACGCTGCCCTTGTAAGTGCCCCGACTATGCCATCCCATTCTTTTGGTTTGTTAGGAAACGCTTTCTCCTGAAAATCTATAACAGCAGCAAGAGTTTTTTCTCCGAATTTTCCGTCAACTACAAGCTTATAGCCTAAGCGGTTTAAAGAAAACTGCACCCAGCGCACATCATTTCCCTTGCTGTTGAGCTTGACGTTTTTTGTTGGCTCCGTGTAGGGGTTGCCGTTGATGGGCTGTGTCTCCATTACGGGAGCTCCTGCAAAGCTGTCATACTGTGCAAGGTTATTTGTCTTGATGATATCCAGTATGACCGGGATGTAATTTGGATCGGTAGCATACGGAGCTTTCTGAATACCCTCAATACATTCTTTGGGGCTTGCTGTGTTCCATGCGTGTCTATATCGCTTTGCTGTGCATACGAGGTCAAAATAGTCTTCCACTGCTTCCTCTATGGTGTCATACGCCCGGAACATATCAGTAATATTTTTATAGGTCTTTCCGTCATAGCACTCTCTTGTTTTGGTAGAATATGCCTTGTCTTTCCAAGCTGTCCCAAAATGATATTTAGAGTCACCGACCTTAATCCCGAATACCGCATTTGCTCTCACCATTTTCGGAGCTGTGCCATATCCGCTTTCGGCACACGCCTGAGCTATGCAAACGGACGCAAATATCTTGTTTCCGTGTTTTTCGGCCTGCTTGACTGCTATGGGTGCTATCATTGCTATAAAGTCTTTAACTTGCTTTGCAGTTGCCATATTTAAGCCCTCTTAGCCCGGTTGAGTTCGTAGACCGCCGCCTCCAGGAGCTGTGATAACTGCTCCTGAGATATGGCAATCCTGCGCTGATTGAGCCAGTCCGTCATAAATCTCATAACTTCCTCGCGCTTTGCCGCGCCGCCCGTCTTAATGGTCTGCTCTGCCGCCAATACGGCAGTTTCTACCATGGAGGACACAAGCGCAAGCTTTTCGTTGTCCTTAAGGGCATAAAGATATGGCACGGCATACACGGCGATAAGTGCCGCCGCTATGCTCACAACGATCTTTAAGATACTAAAGGTTATGTCATTCATCCTCATTTACCTCGCTTTCTTTGTAAATCTTTGTTGGTGTTGAAAAGGTCAATATATTTTTCTCGAAGATATTCTCAATGGTTTTCGTGGCTCCCAGCACAACGACCGGGGCTATTATCTCCGATATGACTGCGCTGGATAGCTGTTCGGCTATGCTTGTGCGTTCCAAAAAAGCCAGGATATAGCTCATGGTCACACACAACAACCCGTGTATCTCCACCACGGCCAGAAATGCCTTGAAGAACATTCCTGCCGGCTTCTTATAGCCTTTATAAAATTTACATCCCCTATATGCACAAGAGGGATAGTTTTGTCTCTTCATCTGTATAATCCTCTATAAATGCCCGGTACGCCCATTTTTATAAAAAAGTGTTGTATGTTGAAGGGGTAGACATAAGACTTCCGGCTCTCTCCGTGTACTCTCTCCCGATCAATAAGTCATCACGCTTTGCAACATTTCCTGCACTCTTTCCTTGTGGGATTTCGGCTTTGATTACCTTCCGTCACATTTGTTACAGCGTACCGGGTGATTTACCTATGCTTTCTGCCGCGCTACGAGATATTGTTCAAGCTTCTTTTTTGCTGCCTTAAGCTCGTCTTTGTCTTCGTTTAACTGATAATTGACCAGGGCCAGCAACACTTCCTGTGTTACTTCATGCCCGAACTCGATATTGTCTAGCCGCCTCTTATCCATATCCAGCTTACGGTCAACATCCACCCGCCACTCTTCTAAGTCGGATATTCGCTTATTTTGCGTATTCTCCGGCTCATGTGCTTTCTTAACCAGATTTATGATGATAGTTACAGCCGCTGATACCGTGATTATCGCCCCGCATATTGCAAGCACTATGGCTATTATGTCATGCGGTGTTAACATTATGGGTTTGTCCATTGTCCTGTCCTCGTTTATGTGGTATAGTGATGCTGGAGAATGTCTATGGTCGTTCTCTCCTTAATTATTTGCAGGAGACCGCTTCCGGGCGGTCTTTTGTATATTATTCCGTGTAGCGTACAACACGGCTCGAACCGCGCCCACCGAGAATCGGAGCGACAGTCGACCGCACGTTATTCGCACTCCGAGAACGGGAACCGCAACCCGCAGCAGTAATCCAGGCACCGCCCGCCAGCAGGACATATGGCTGCCACCATTCTTGACCAAATGAGCCCCTGCCGTCTGTAGTTACCCAATGGGCTTGCGTGTCAGTATCAATATTCCCAGTCTTATCATCCAACCATTGCCACAGATAACCACAAGCTTCTTCAACGCCGATAGCGGAAATCATACGCCTGTTTGCAGTGTCTACGTGACCGCCTACGGTGGTTTTATCCTCTGAACCTATGATATTGGTACATTCGTTGCTTCCAAGTGCGGCAGAGGTGAATTCACAGTCTCTTAATGGCCTTTTGCCAACTGCCCTTAGATCCTCAGCGTGATTATAAGCTGTCCTATTGACGGTATGTGTGGCGTTATAGCGGCTCCGAGTATTATTTGCCGTACCACTCTGCAAGTACACATCGATCATCCTGTCAGTATCTTTGTCGTAGACCATAGCATCTTCGTAGAGAGTACCGGGGCGGAATGTCAGGCAGAAAACTGACTCCGGGAGAATATCCCCAGCCACAAAACCTGACAGAGGATGCGCGGTTGTTACCACGTCATAATGGTCGGCATCCGCAGAAACGGCAGTTATTTGCTTGTTATAAAAAGCGTAGAAATCGGGGTCTGTGTCCTCGTCATAGCCCTTTATCAAAAATTTATTCGCTGTTGTCAATCCGCTATTGGGCGAGGCAGGAGCTATCATCGTAGGCGTTCCAACGCTCACGCAAAGGGTATGGAAACGTCCTATCGTTACGCCCGATGCCAGCTTGTTCGTGTTGGCTATAATTGTGCCATCATTGGCAAGGTTAACAAAGTAATCCTTTCCTGCCTCGGTGACAGATGATGTAAGGTCGATATGCGTGTCCGCGTTATATATCTGATACGCGCCGTTGGCTTTCTTGATAAGCGTTCCTGCCTTAATGACCAGGCCTTTCTTATTGGTCGGGTCGAAGCGCAGCCACCTCGGCGTGATGCTCTGCACCGCCCCGGATAAGATTACTCCTCCACCTCGGGACATATTGATCTTATCTGCCATATTGTTGAGTATTTCTATTAGCTGTGATTTATTTCCGAATGTTTCACTCATGGGTTAGTCCTCCTTTAATCAGTGGTTTTGGTGTAGCGGATGGTAACGTATGCGTCAGTAGTTCTTGTTGACCAATCAAGACCCGTTGATGGATTATTACTGACTATTAGAACACTACTGTCATTAATCTGGATCCCATAATCTGCAATCCCATAGTCACTATAGTGTAGAAAGTTACAGTACCATAGGTTGTCAACTGTGTCATACCATCTCAAATCACAAGATATTATTCCGGCGAAATTTGAAATATTATGATTATTGGAGGTAGCCGATACTGTGCGGGGTGACTGTGCCTTTCCTGGAAGACTAACCGGAATCGTCTTTTGATAAATCTTCTTCCCGTCAATCCACGTCCCGACGACTCTTTCCTCTGTTGAGTACACTTCCCCGGCTACGATTGCCTTGATGCAGTAAAGGACTGAGGTGTTGGTAGGGCGGGTTGTTACACAACCAGTGGCTTTAGACTGGTCGGCAATTATTGCCGCACTAGCTCCTGTAATATCTATTCTATTTGATTTATTTATCTTGCTATCGGGATTTTCAGAAACTAAAGAATTCCAATCGTTTAGACCCCAATATTGAGTTTTTTTATAAGAGAAACTTATTTCTGGATTGTTTATTTCTGTTGCGTTCTGATGTATACCAACCGCCGCCCCACTACCTTGATTAGCATGACTATTAGTACCACTACCCCTTAAAAACTCACCACGTAAATCAGGCACCGCAAAGGTTGTCGTGCCATCACCTCCGAAGTGGTTAGCTGCTCCGAACTGCGCCGTGAAGAACTCCGCAAGCTGCGGGTAATCTGCTATGTTGTATACCGTGCCGTCACATATGAGATAGTCCTGTGGTGCTGTCACACCCATGTACTGTATGATAGTGCCGATAGGTGCATAGCCACCGCCTATGCCGATAGTAAAGGGATTGTACCCGGTAGGCGAAAACGCATCCTTAACCTCTTCCAAGTCCGATTGTGTCATAGGTTCAGGCATATCCAGAGGGTCTATCACTAATCCGTTTATGATCTCTTCTACGTCGTTTTGCGACATAGCTTCCGGCATGTCCTGCACCTTTGTCGGCTCCCATGAGTACGTAGCAGGATCCTCGCCGTCTGATACACACTCATAATAATATCCATGTGTCAGCGTAGACGTATCCGCACCTATGTACTGGTAAATCTTCCCCTCTTCGTCTTCAGATGCTGCGGGCAGCTCTGTAACCTGGATGGTCTCGCCGCCCCCGGAAGAAAACTCGCGCCACTTGCCAGTGTCGGGGTCTATAGGGTTGGTAGACTTCCACTGATAATTCTTATCATTTTCGGCACAATAAGCTATACACCCCTCATATAAGGTGTCGTCTGCCATTGCGACCATAGCCGCCAGAGTGTCATATTTAATTCTTCCATCAAGGGGCTTTTTCGATAACAGAGAGAAATTATCTCCTACAACTAAGCTCATAATTCTACTCCCTCCTTATGCGTAAATCTGCTTGAAGCCCGCAGCCGTTACCGGGTCAGTCAGCGTGTAAACGTTGTAATCAACTTCATCAACCGCGACCGTTGTTTTGGTGTAGGAGCTGATATATTCAAAGTTATTTGCGTCCTTGATACTGGTCAAATTCCCGAAGCTTGCCGGGTAAGCGTAACAGCTCCGCTGATTGCTCAAATTGAATGTCACAGTCAGGGCCTTGGTGTTCTTCACATTCTTTGTCAGCGCGATTATTCCGGCTTTGTCCGTGGGAGCTGCCGTTACCGCGCCGCTGTATGAAGCCATAACGAAGGTATATGCAGCAGTCTTTTCAACGCTGCCATCTGTGTTATCCGATTTCTTGTACCGCAGCACACCCTTTACGGTCGTTGTCGCTGTGATCGCGCTCTCCATCGTGTATGTATAGGTATTTGTCCCGGCCACGTAGCTTTGAGTGTCAAGCAGGGTTGAGCCGCTGTAAAACTCTATGCTCGTAGGCGTTCCCGTGCCGGGGCTGGATATGGTCAGGGTAAGCGTAGGCGTTACGCTCGTGCCGACCTCCTTTATCCCGGAGCCAGAAGCCGTAAACGTCACGCTCGGCGCTGTCTCCTTGACGAACATCCTCTTTGCAAGCTGTGTGAGGGTCGTATCCTTTGCAATGGTCGCGCCGGAAGGGATACCGCCAACCTCTATGTTGGTGGTGATTGCTTCGGTTATTACCGCGTCAGCAGTGATGTTTAAATCCTCGCTGGTCTTATTGCCCGTAAGCTCCACGCCGTTAATGGAAGGGAGGTTGTCAAGCTCTTCGTAGTCATTCGTGCCGCCACCACCGCCGCCGTGTTTGGCTATCTCTTCAAGATACGCCTCCTCACGGGTTATCGGATGGTCGGGCAAAGGAACATTCTGCCCGGCTATCTTTGCCAGATATTTTTCTTTTCTCGTAGTGGGTTTCTCAGGGATTGCCATAATTCCCCTCCTTTACATAACACAAACTCTATACAGTAATTTTGCGGCATATCGGCGGCGGTAAAAAGGGTATTTTTAACCCAATTTATCAATAATCCTGCCCCGTTATCTCCTTAAACTGCTCCCGTGTGATTATTCCCTTGCGGACTGCCATTCTGACAAGGGCGATACCCCACAGACCTCTTTCATAATTGCTCTTAACCTGTTCGTAATTCATAGTAAATCCTCCTTATTTCCTGTTACTCGTTCTCGTCCGGCATACTCATCATTACCTGTGCTTCAAGTGCGGCGGCTATCCTGTCCTCTGCGGTCACACTGTCCACGGGAACATTCCGCGCATCCTCAAAGGCTTCGATGTAGTCAAGCGTGGCCTGCGGTGACATTCCCTCGGGTATGCCCTCGGCGTACTCCTCTAGGCCGCTCTGCCTCATCTGCTTGTCGTACATATCCACCATGCTTGTAAATTCGCCGCAGAACGCGCCGTTTATCGTGCCTCCTGCGATTACAAGGTCGATACCATCCACCCGGCTCATTGGATACCGCTCCATCCATTCCTCCGGGGATAGTACCTCCCCTATCGGTGTGATTACCTGACTTGTTTTGTCCCAGATTTGATAACGTGACATTTTTGGTTTCCTCCTTTAATTGAAATATGAAAATCCATATATGTTACTATTTCGATAATGACCCCCAGCAAATAAAGCGTAACCGTTAAAAGATATGCTTGACGGGATGGCGTCATCTGGAATGCCCAGCTCATCTTGCAGTGTTAAATATTTTGTGAGGGAAGAATCCAAGAATTCCGCAGTAGGGATTTCGCCCATTTTAATCACAATATGATTTGCGTCCATGTTGGCCATTGCCCCACGTTTAAAGTGTTCATCTAAATATACTAGAAGTATTGATTTTGTAAGTGAAGCGTCATATACCTCAATGTTATATGGAGATTGCCAGGACGGAAATAACGCATGATCACCTGCGGTTCCACACATTAATGCATGATCATAAGCTGACGGCGTAGCTATCGTTTTTGTAAGCGATTTGTTATATGCATCGACTTCTCGCCAAAAATTAATCGCGAGACTTGTACCGCCTGCAAATAATATATAATTCCCTACTGAAGTACCACATACCTCACTTTTAGACCTCTGCAAACTAGTAACTATTGATTTTGTCAACGATGTATCATAAGCTTCTACTATTGAATAAAATGTGTGCAAGTCCTCAGAATTTCCCCCAGCAAACAAGGCATAATTTCCATTGTTTTCCCCGCTTATACTAGTACGTGCTTGCGATAATTCCGCAGGTAGCGATTTCACAAGTGATCCATTATAAGCTTCGACTAAGGAATGAACTGTAGGATAACCGGTGTTATTAGGACCATAATTGTCTCCTCCTGCAAATAAAGCATAATTTCCTATATGTGTTCCAGCTAGCCTTATTTTTGGTTGTGATAATACCGTAAGAATAGATTTAACAAAGGAAGTGTCAATAGCATCGACCAAATCAACTATTATGTCATTGGTATATGCCGGGTCTCCTTGACCTCCTGCAAACAAAGCATAATTTCCCACTTTTGCGGTTGTTGGCAATTCTCTATATGCAACTTTTATTGATAAGGTATTTATGCGATTGAAGCACCTATATCCCGGCTGATTTATAATACTTATTCTTTTTGACGCTGCGTCATATACTTCATTTTCTGCGGCATTAACTGTAACAATCACGTCCCCTGGTTTTAAGGCAATGATATAAAGTGTGTAGTATGTATCGGAATCAGCATTTTCTTGAAGTTCCGTTATTACAGTTGTTGCGTCGCTGGAAGTGGCTGTTAATACGCCTGATGCCCGTATAAAGTCATAGCAGATTACTGTTGAATCCATTGTGTGACTCAAATCATCAAGATTATTTATATAACCCGCCATTTTATTTATCACCCACGTAGCGGTCTTATCCTCTGTCGTGCCATCTTCCCACACATCCGCGTCCGTATCTATGAGGGAGAATACTACGGTGTACGTTCCCACATTGGTCGCAGCGGTCGTTCCGCTTACGGCGATATGCACCGGGTCATAAGTGGATATGGTGACAGTCTGCTCCTGCCCGGTATAGGTATATGTGCCGCTTAAGGTCGGAACCGCCACAATCGTAGGCTCGGGGTATATCTGCACCGCTTCATCATCCACGCCCTTGTGTATCTGATTGAGCGTTATCATGTTCTTTGCGGTCACATATAAGTTATCTGTCGCCAATTCCGCCCCGGTACTCATTTTGACCTTTGACACCTTGACATTGATATGCCCCACTTCTTCCTCAACAAGCGGCGTCTCCTGGACTGCGGTATCTGTAATTGATACGGTATTCGATTGAGTCTTAATCTTAATCATCGTAAAACTCCGTTTCTATGGTATCCACCATTGATAAGTCCCCGCTCATGGTGCGGCGTAAAAGCGCGGTGTTATATCGGTTTTGGGGTGTGCTGATAATGATAGCGTCTCCCACCTCTGTATAGGGTAGGGCCTTAAACTTCGCCTTAAGGTTAAAGTATCGGAAATTGTCTATCCGCTCATACAGCTTCTTGCAGACGGTGACAAGCTGCTCCTCGGTGAAAATAAAGTTGCTGATAAAGAAGTTGTCCTCTATCACGTAGTAGTTATTCCCTTCCCATTTGCCTATCTCTGGCATATCAGCGGAGACGTCCTCCGCTGCGGTATTATTCCAGTAAAAGGGATATAACCCCAGCTCTTCCGCCGTCTTTTCGGAGCTTTTTAAAATCTTTATCCCGTCAAAGGCGCGATTGCTCCTGTCGTTGACGTATAGGCTCATGCACTCGTCACTGCGTAACCTCGCGCCGTGATAAATTCGCGCGTCATAGCCCGTATAGGGGTTGGCTGCCTCGTAATCTGTCCGGGTGGTCTCGGTCATGCTGTGCCGCCATGTGCTCGTCAGCTTTGAGATATAGGTCACTGTGAAAGTGCCATCCTCATTGATAGTTATTTCCTCGGTGATTGCCGTCCTGTCAATAGTCGCCAGTGCTTCGGCCTGCAAATCCCTTAACAGACTGCCCGTCTCTAAAGCTTCATCCCTTACATCGTCCTCCGCTGCTATCACTCCATCCTTGGAATTGCTTAAATGCGGGGTGTAATCGTTACCGTCAAAGTAGTCCGGTATCTGGTACTTCAGGGTGGTAACGGTTATCTTCTCATTGATAAATGTCTCTCCCGTTATCTCCCTTAACGGGGCCTGCACTGTATAAGTGTTTGTCTCGGTGTCTACGCCGTCAATGCTCTTTACATAGCTTATCCCGGATATGTACGTTACCCGGACGCGGCTGTTATCCTCCGGGGTTATCTCCACTTTTTCCTCAAAAGCGTCTATCAGGGCTATAACGTCAGCCTGCTTGTCGGTGGTAAGCGTCCCGACTGCCGCCGCCATATCCTTTATTGCCTGCTCGTCAGCCTTAAGCGCCGGGAGGTCGGATACTATCCCGTAAACACAGCCGTAATCCTTGTTGTAATACGGCAGCTCATATATGACCGTCTTGGTGGTTATCTTCTCCCTCCATGAGTAGGTCTGGCCGCCCGAAACGACCTCATATATGGGATTTTCAAGCGTTATCTCTCCCTCTTTTTCCAGTTCTACAAGCAAATCACTTACTGTGTCGGGAGTGGTGTTCTCGGTGATATACACCGGGTTAAAGTCCACAAACCCGATATAACGCTCATATACGGTCCTTAAGGTGCTGTCGGCTACATACTCCCCGGTGGCGGTCTCTTCGCCGTCTACGGTCTCCCTATAGCCTATCTCGGACACGTAAGAGACTGTTATTTCCCCGTCTGCCATGTGTACGGTCTCTGGGAAAGCATCTATTGCCGCCAGCACATCCGCTTGCTTATCAACTGACAAAGTGCCGATTGCAGCCGCCAGGTCTCTTATATCATTCTCGTAATCCTTAACACCCGGTAAATCAGACTCTATCTCATACTGGTAGCGGTGTTCTGCTTCATAAAACGGCAGCGCATATACATCAGTCCTGACCTTTATTGTCTCAGTAAAGCTGTATGTATGCCCGTCAGCTTCGACCACGTAAACCGGGTCATCAATGGTAAGTTCTTCCTCACTGGTTGTCATTAACAGCAAATCATTGACTGTATAGGTGTTGTCTATCACTGCCCGCAAGCTTATAAGGTGATTAACAAGCTCAATCTCCTGCTCCTGCGTGTTAATGAGCGGCGTTTCCTCTGCCGTATAGCTGTAATCAGTGTAAGCCTCGGTAAACCGCATAAATGAGCTTACGCCGTAGCGGTCGAAGTGGATAAAAAGCCCGTTAAGCTCTAATATGGCCCGGATAACTGCCCGGCGTGTCGTGTGTATCTGCTCATTGCCTACGATTATCTGTAGGTCATTAAAAAGCTCATCCTTGGAGTGATACGTCACGCCATAATACGGATTTTCAAAGCCTATCGCGCTGCTCTTGGTGTCGTATCCATCGTAAGAGGAATACTGTATCTGTGATATATACTCCACCGTAAAGCGCCCGTTTTCGTCTATCACCACACCGCCGGAGGGCGTGGAATTTGCCAAAATAACGCTTCTTGCCCGCTCCTGCTCGTCTACTGTCAGCTCTCCCTCTGCAAGGGCCAGCTCCCGAACATCGTCCTCAGTCCGATAAGCTCCCTGCGTCTCGGGGGAATGCAGCTTGACAAAATAGACCATATCCTCACGGGCTACGTAGTTGGAGATCCAGTAATTCGCCGTTGTCTTTACAAGAGTCTCCGACCAGTCAATATTTACATCCCGCTCATAAGTACGGGTCTTGCCGCCCTTGACCAGCTCATAAAATGAAATTTTTCCTGCATCGTAATCTGCCTGTCTGTTATACGCCTGTGCGGTGACTGTCCATCCGTTCCCTTTTGGCTCGTTATATACAAACGCTCCATAAAACCATACCCGTTCAGTCAAATTCACGCGCCTATTAAACGATTCGGGATTGCTCCAATCTTCGGAGGCGTCGTTAAAGATAGCGCCCGAACTAATCTGCCATCTGCCTAAATTTTCTACTCCTAATCCGTTTATGGTCTTTCTCTGAGTTAAATTCGTATCCCAGGAAAAATGCGCTACCGACCAGTCAGACGTTCCCGAAGGATGCGGCTGCCGTATAGTGGCTCTCGCCTTAATAAGTACGTGAGGAATTGGAGATATATTCTCTATTCCCCAATCATACTCAATGGTCTGCATGGAGGTTATGGTCCAGTCGTTGTTAGCGTCCCACCACCCTTTATGATACGGATCCGGTGAAAAGATTCGGGCGGCTATATCAAAAACGTCATAAAACGGGTCTGTCGGAATATATTCAAAACAGATTTCCTCATCCGCTCTCGGAGCTGCGTCCGGTTTCGTTATTCTGACAGACTTAGGCCATGTTGACAGAAGTTCGCTATGCAAACCGATATAATCCGCGTTGTGCATGTAGTTTTCATGGTAATACATGCGATATGTGTATAAATCCTCAAATTTGGCATGATACGCCTTAAAGGCTTCTTCATCCATACGCGCAAGCTGTTTATAATAATTCGTAAAGGGAATTATTTCCTGCATAGACAACGGCCAGCTATCCCATATTTCGTGCGCTAATCTCAGCACAAACTCTGTATCCTCATTGTCTATGTTTACATGCAGCTCCCAATAAGAGTTATACAATATATAACAAGCTTCTCGTGCTACTGGTTGAGGAACGAAAGTTCCCTTAACACCCTCTTCTTTCTCATGCCTATAAGAGTGATAAACCCGCCCCACGTTAACGCTTGCGCTGCTCTGCCCCTCCGTCTCGACTGTGACGGGGTTTTGTGCAAGGTTGCTGCCTACGATTATCTGTGTGCCGTTCGCGGCATAATCCAGAATATCGCTGACATAGACGCTGTCTCCTGCGGTGGTATTAAGGTTAATATCATCCCCCAGCTTTGCGGTGTTCATGCGGTCATAGCCGCGTATGTCCCGGAGCTGCCTGTCCTCGTGCCGCTTGCTGGACGCTATCGTAAACAGTCCCAGCGGCATGAGCGGGTAAGCTATCTCATAAAAGGTCGCATACCCGTTTAAGCCCGTGTGATTGCTGTATAATGCCTTATGGAAGCTCTCAAAATCCTCACCTATCATCGGCAGGGCTATCTGGATATATGCGGTTATATCCTCCCACTGCTCCCCGGCTGCCGGGGTAGAGGTATTCCCATTGATAAGGCTTTTATATACCTTGCTGTCATACCATACCTTTGCGCCCTTGTTATAAGTCGTTCCGGCAGAATAATCCTTTAAGTGCGTCAGGTCCTGCTGCTTCGGAAGATAATAGTAGACCATCCGGGTTATATCATCATCGGATTTGACGTACACATATATCTCATCCCCGACATACCACAACCGCATGAGCACAAGATAATATTTCCCGGCCTCAAACTGTGCGGTCTCCGTGCCAATTATGACCTCTGCTGTGGGGTCGATATTGCCCGAATACAGCTCCGTTACGCCATCCCCGGAGAATTGCAAGCCCTTGTCTGCATCGGCCTCTATTTGGGGCTGGAAATCGCCCTGTGCTTGAAATATAGTGACCTCATCACCCTCGGTATTCTCCGGCATGTTGACCGTGAGTCCTGCTGTAGCCGCTTCACACAGACCCACCTTGAATTTTCCTGCGGAGCATATGCTTTCCGTGACTTCAAGGCTCTCTGACAAAATATCAGAGTTGACCTTGCACACCCCTAAATCACGGAAAACAGCGAAATAAGAATATCCAATGTCTCTATGATCGCTTAAATAATGCTGTCGCGCTTCTGTCGATACCGGGATCATCGTTCTACTATCTCACACTCAACTACTATAATTGCCACTATCTCGTCAAAGGCCGTTGTTGCCCGGACAGTACGGGCGGTATAGCTCAAAAAGCCTCTTATCGTCTCCACGCGGTTAAGGCTCTCCACATACACGTCCATATCGTGATATGTGCCGTTTGCCAATGCCGCCCATGCTGCATAATCATCCTCGCTTACAAAGGTGAGCTGTGCGCTCCCGTTTATTTCCCGGCGCACAACATCCCTGTGCTTGCGGAGGTTAATATCTTCCCATTCTTTGTATATATCCCGGTGATTGACGTGGAATTTCCTGCGGTTCACCCACCCGGTAAAGTCTGTCCCGTCAATCGTTAAAAGCTGTATGCTCATAATCCGCTGTACCCCGTGGCTTCGGTAAACTCGTGGTTTTTACGTCTGACAAGGCTAAATATGTCTGCTGCGTCTCCCTTAAGGTCTATATCGCTATGCAGCCCCTCGTCTACTATCCTTTGCAGGAGGGCCACCACTCTGTCCATGCTTGCGCTGCCGCTTACCGCGTTTGCGCTGCCGCTCGTAGTGAAACCGAAATCCTGGTCCTCAATGACCTTGCCGAAATTGAAGCTATCCTCTATCTGGTCAGTGACAAGTCTCTCGTTATCCTTAATGCCCTTTGCAAAGAGCTTCATCATATCGGGGGCGTAGGTATCTGCATCAGCAAGAGGACCTTTTTCCGGAACCGAGAAGCCCAGGAAATCCTTAATAGAATCGGCTATATCCCGAACGGTGCTTTTTAAAGCCTCCCATTTATCCATGAGCCCGTCTATGAAATTGTCGATTAAATCACGTCCCCAATCTAAGGCGTTATCTGCCATTTCACCGATAGTATTATCGAAGAAATCCTTGATCGCGTTCCACTCGTCTTCCGTTTCGGTCGCCAGTGCGTCCCAGGCGTCTACAATACCGGAATATATATCCTCTGCGGCCTGGCTTGAATGTTCTGTCATGCTATCCCAAGCCTCGCCTGTGAAGAGTTCAATCATCGACCACGCTTCTTCGGTTCTGTCTTGCAGCTCGGTGAACTTGTCAACGGCCTTTGTTTTTGCGTCCTCAACTTCCTCCGAAATATCGTTTTTCACCTGCTCCCATTTTTCTTTGGTTCTTCTCTGGATCTCTTCCCATCCAGCGGAAAGGTTAGTTACGATATTTTCGCCCTTGATGGAGATCAAATCTACAAGTCCAATAACGGAATCCTTTATCATTTCAAAAGTGCCCGTTATGCCCGAATAATGCTCATATAGTTCCTCATCATCCGGGAATATAGCCGCGCCTAAATTCTTACCGATTTCTGCGCCACCAAAAGCCGCTATAAAACTACCGCCTACGGCTGCCGCCGCAGTCCCCGCCGCAGTAGCGCCGCCTGCTGCCATTGCCGCACCCATATCCGTAGTTGCAGCGGTTCCTATAGTGGTCATAGTTCCCGAAACCTTTGTACCGATACCAGCGGCTATTTCCTGTGCGATAGGATCTCCCAATGGTTTAAGCAACGATGCAGCGGTAGTAATACCTGACCCCAAAAAGCCTATAAGAGTAGGTCCTAACAAAATCAAAGCTTCGGGGTGTTCTGCCAAACTAGAAGCGATAGCTTCAATTACCTCTGGCGCGTGCTTTGCCATTTCGGGAGCGGCATCCACTAATCCCTGTCCAATGGCTCCTAAAAGGGTAATCCCTGCCTCTGCTATCAAATCTGCATTTTCAGCAATTATTACGGCTAAACCTTCGACAAATTTACTTATTAATGGTGCAGTGTCCTCCAGGTTGTCATTTACTGCCGTTAACAACGTGGTCAAAATGGTAGACGCAGATTCTATCAATCCATCTGCATTATCAGTAATTCCCTGAACGATTGTTGAAATTATGCTTTTCCCTGCATTTTCAAAGTCCGTTCCCGATAATTCCTGCGCCACAAATTCAATCAGGTCATTTATTACCCTTTTGAAAGTGTCGAATAAGCCTTGAAAACCATCCTCTTTATAGGAGTTGGTCATATCAATAAGGCCATCCCGCACTAAATCCAAAAAGCCTTTATATGTAGGCTCTAAATTGCTTCCTATCTCCGTGGTAAGATTGGAATATGCTTCCTTGACCTGGTTAACTTTTGAAGCGGCGTCCTCATACCTTGTTCCGGCTTCTTCGCTTAAGGCATTGCCCTCTTCATACGCCTTGTTTGCAACCTCAAGGGTCCCGGTCAACTGATCCGTGGCAAGTGACAGGGATTTAAGCATGTTGCCCTGTCTTACTCCGTCCATTTCCAGAGTGCCAAGCACCTGATTTATATCCATGCCGCGCTCTTCCAAGGTGCCTAGACCTTTGATAAATTCCGTAATGGCTTCGATGGGTTTAGTTTTCCATGTTTCCGCGAACTGGTCCGCGCTCATGCCTGCCACTTTAGCAATAAGCCCCAGGGAGCCCGAAGCGCCGCTTGCGGCATCGTCAAGGGCTTTCTGTGCTATCGTCAAATCTTCCTGCGCTTGTGTGACCTTTAAAGCTGCCGTCTGCACTTTGTCCGAAGAGGCAGATAAAACGTCATTATATTTTATTTGAGCATTTTCAAGGTTCTGCATGGCTTGAACAGCCTGCGGGGAATTTTCGCCGTACTTTTCCACTGCGGCATTATATTTGGACTGCGCTTTTTCCACATTGTTTAACGCGGTCTGCGCTTTTGCAGAGGACACACCCGATTTTTCAAGTGCCTGCTGATATGCCAGCTCAGCCTTTTCAAGCGCCTGCGTCTTTTTTCTGACCTTTTCTTGCGCTTTTGAGTATTCCTCTGACGTTTGACCAGCCCCGGATACCGCTTGCGAAATTGCCGTTAAGGTCTGCGTCATGGCAGTGCCGCCTGCCTCTGCTTGAATACCGACGGTAGACATAGCCGTAGCTAACGCAACAATTTCCGTTGCAGATAAATTAGAAATAGTTCCGGTAGATGCTAGGCGTTGAGCCATGTTTACAATTTGCGGCTCGGTAGTGGCAAAATTATTACCTAGGGCAACAATCGCAGATCCTAATTTATCTGTATTATCATAGGAGTCCCCGGTGATATTCATTAACTGCGCGATAGACATGGCAGCTTCTTCCGCCGATAAATCAGTCGAGTCGCCCATCATGATCATAGTTTCGGTGAACTTCTTAAGGTTTTCGGAGCCCCGCACTCCTAACTGCCCGGAAATAGCCATAACATCCGCTATACGCTCTTTAGTGGATGCTGTTTGTGTAGCCTCTTCCTTTATCCAGCCTGATAGATCCTTATAAAACGCCTCCTGACTGCCGCCAAATCTCTGTAAATCTTCCTCGGTAGCGTCAACCGTCTTTTTAACACCCGTAAAAGCACTCTCAAATTCAATAGAGGATGATATGGCAGATTTCCCGAAGGATATTGCCAGATCACCCATCTTTTTCAAGCCATCAACAACAAAAGTGATACCTTTTTGAACGGCATCACTTATGAGATTGGCCTTAAGAACGTCCCCCATTTTAAGGGTGGACGTCTTAAGGTCGTTAATTCCACTATTTACTTCGCTAGAGTCAATCCCTACTTTGATAAACGTTTCAAATAAACTTCCACTCATTTTTTCTTTCTCATTCGCGCCCATATCCCAGACACGATCTCTTTTGTAGTCTTTGGCTCTTCGGGCGGCTCTTCTTTTTGAGGTTCAGCGTGGGCTATTTCATACCAACGCCGTGTGAAAGTGCTCCCATAATCAAACATTTCCTTGGGACCTAAGAAATGTGTGGTGTTTTCCGCAATCATTTTGAGTGAGTCGGTGACATATATCTTGAAAAGGAGCTCTTCTTCCTCTACTCGTTTCTTCGTATTGATCGTGGAAATACAATGCTCAATTACGTAATCATTCCCTAAGATTTCCAGCAGGCTTATATTGATACTCTCAAGGGCTAAGAAATACTCATCCGCGCCAACGCAACTAATGATGTAAAAAAACCGATTACCGCCTTATCATTTATCAGTCTGTTAAAAGCATCCAGATATTCTGACATGGGATAATCATCTACATGGTCAGGCTCGACAAAACAGCACAGCGCAAGCAGCTCTAATGTCTCCTCTGGATACTTGACCATAATTGCATCAAACATGTTGGATAGGTTGACAGTGGCCTGCTCCATCAGGAGCTTTTTATTTCTTTCAAGAGCAGCCATCCTATCATCCAGTGACATATCATCAGAGACTTTTTCCAGCCCTTCGGGTTTTACTTTGCGGATCTCGGAAATACTGGTGTCTTTCAGCCACTTTTCAGCCGCTTTTTTGATCCGATTAGTCTGGGTCATAAATTCGGTCGGTTTGCACTCAGCCAGTGTCTTTAATGTGCCCATTCTGCCTCCTTAAACTCCTGGTGTTACCGTAACGGTACATGTTGCGGTGTACTCTGTGCCCTCATATGTCATGGATGCCGTAATCATAGCCGTGCCCTCTGCAACACCCGTCACTACTCCGCCTGATACAGCGGCAACGGTATCATCACTAGAGGCCCAGCTTACGGTCTGCCCGGTAGGGTTCGTTGTTGCTGTGAGCGTTACCGTACCATCTTCGTCTATGGTGGCTGTGTCCTTATCAAGCAATACCCTGACTTCCGTTTCTTCCTCGGGAGGAATGTCATAGATCTCCATTGGCATGACGTTCTGTGCGTGGATAGATACATGCCCGGTCACAGTAACCCGATTTGTACCTTTTCCATTCTTTGTACTCTGTATGTTAAGCCCACCTGTGGACAGGGCATTTAACAGCTTGATCGCATATGCGCCGCCGTTGGCTTTGTCTCCGACCCACCAAAGAGGCTGAAAATCGGACAGTTTGACTTCACCCCTGGGAATTATCTTTGTAACGCCGTTTTCCATAAGCTCTGTATCAGCCGCACCCAGAGACCACTTAGTATTGGCTGCGTTGAATTTGATTGACGTAAACGACAGCGTAGCCGTTTGATTAGTCAGCCTTTTCAGCTCCATCATGTTATTAGGAACATTGTCAACGTCCTCCCCGTAATCCGTGTATTCGGGTGCATAGACCGGATTTACCCCGCCGGAAGTAGTAGCCAATATATCCTCATCACGCGGATCGACATAGGGATTTTCCGGGTCAAAATTGGTCAATACCACTCCGGCGTCTACCTGTAATGAGTCAAAGGCATCTGTTGAAATTTTGGTATATCTACCACCCATTGTTTTGTCCTCCTACTTAATTAGTCATAAACTCAAACTTCACACTTAAAAGCTTGCGCTTTATCAATTCATCGTCCGGGTCTCCCATGGTCTGTGCAAATGGGCCATCGAGAAATACCCGGTATCTGCCGCCCTTGATAACAGGGCATACATCCATGTTTTTTATAAACTGCTCTATTTCATCCGCTTTTGCGTCAATAAAAGCCGTACCTTTTCGGGTTCTATCCCAGATTGACGCTGATAACGGGATGATGTTGTCAAAATCCCCGACTGTAGCCTCATAGGTGATATAGGGGAAAGAAGCGTCTTGCGGGACACTGTTTTCCTCATAGGCCGGGATGCCAAAGGCGGACCAGAAATTGTATAATGCTTCCCATCTATCCATATCATTCACCCGGTAGCTCATACTCTTCGGCACGAACCACACGCATATTCAGCGAAGATGAAGCGGGGGTGTGACTTTCATCCTTGCTTGTTACCCGGAACGTCTTGCCATCATTGCGGCGCTTAAAAACTGTATGAAATTCAAGCCGTACAGTCTTAGGCACTGTGACCTGATATATTCCCGTAACGCCCTGCTTTTCCGCTTGCTCCGTTTCAATGGAATTAGTGACATAGATAGCCGCGTCAAACTCCGCACCCTCGACATACTCATATATGATCCCGCCGCGACCATCCGGGCGGCTTGTCCTGTCAAGCATGACGCACTTACCAGTCTCTTTGATATACTCATCCAATAAGCTCATATCCTGCGCCACCTCGCCAATCTACCGCCAAACTGCGCCACCCACATAGGCGCGCCGTTATTGCTGCTGTCCGAACTGCTTCCGGAGGCTTTAGAGTATGAATACCCGGCGAAGCTCTCCGAAGTAAACGGGCTGAGCGCCATGCTCTCCACGCCGCCGTATTTTCCCATCCAGGCGGTGATCTCCCCAGCAAGGGCTATCAAATCATCAGGTACATCCATCAGCCATACAGCCCCGGTAATGTCCCGGTCCTTTAGCTCATCTGTGCCATATTTGTATGTGCCGAGTATGCTTTTAGCTCTTTCGTTAACAAGCGTAAAATACTGATCTTGTGCTATGGCTATCTCTTTTCCATCACAAAAAACCGTGCCATCCACTACGGTGATATGGCCGGTATAATTGGTATCAACAAAAAAGTTTTTCAAATAGCCACATATCTCAGTTAACATCAGTCTTTTTTCTTCCTGCCCCTCTTAGGCTTGACCGGCTCCGACTTTTCCTCTGCCGGTTGCTTGTTCACTTCTGGCTCTTCGGGTGGATTTATAAAATTATCCACTGGCTCTTGCGGCTCTTCTTTTGGCTTTTTCGTTCCCTCGATCAAAGCCTTGCCTCTGCGGTTATTGCTGCTGGAAAGCTCCTTAAGACGTTCAGCCGTGACCTCTACGCCTTTCCGGGGGAATTCGTCCCCCGGATGATAAGCGTGGTTATGGTCTTGTAAGTCTGTGAAGTAATGAAGCACTTTATACATGCGTTAAGCTCCTGTGTCCTGCACTGTTGCTATAAACAGTGAATTAGGGTTATACAGTACGGGCATAAACAGGCTGGATGCCTTGGTCCACAGTACAGCAGGATCCCATTCCATCTTCTGCGAAATATAAACGTAAGGTGATACCTCACTTGTCCCGTTTGGATAGAAACCAGCCATATCTACTTCGGGCGGGTCTCCCCACAGACCGGTTCCCAGTCTGCCGCCAGGATTGGTCGCAAAGAATGTGATCTTATTCTTAGGGAAATACCTGTGCTGCTTAACCTTGGGTCTGCCCTCCTCTCCTAAGCCGTCCTCAGTAGCGTACTGGAGATCATTGAGCACGATAGTATCAATTCCGAACTCATCCGACAGATAGGCTTCAAGGGCAGCCCTTGACAGCAAAGCTCCCGCTCCGATATTGCCGTTTATGGCAGTCTGCAAAAACTTATTGTTGCGGAGCTTGGTGATATTCTGCTTACTTGTCATAAGTCCGTTAATGGTGATGCCGTGGTCCGTCGCATAATCAAGGATCGTCTGTATCTGTGCTGCAACGTCCTCATCCTGTGTAAGGTCAAGCGTATAAGCGGTTTGTTCATCCGGCACGCCATAATCCACAGTCAGGTCAAGGTTGTTCTCCTTGATCGTTACTTTACCCGTGGCCATAAGCTCATTCTTGGCTACCTTTGTACGGGTGATAACCTGATCCGCAAGCCTGATACCATCCTGCAATACGTAATCATAAAGAGCTGTTTCGCCCTGCACTCCCCTTTTAAGGAGCTGACGAAGCCTCTCTGACTGATTGATCTTTACCTTGATAAGTCCCTTTTCGATGTTGTGATTGTCGATAGGGATGCGGAAAGTCTTAAGCGCTTCCGCGTCAAAGCCGTGGTAGCTTGCCATTACGGGTATCTGATACTCTGCGGCAATGCTCTCCCACTCTGCCATGATGTTATCTGTCTTTATATCTCCGAAAAGCCCGTCAATGGGATCACTCTGCCTTGTCGGAACCTGTGTTCCCACGTCCAGCCAATCCTTAGCGGCTACTTTTCCAAATATTTCATCTTCCCATAAACTCTGAGACATGTTCGTTTACCTCCTTGTGATTAGTAAGGGCGTGTAACAGCAGGAGACTGCGCGACAAACTTAAATCCCTTTGCTGTGAGTGCCGTCTTTGCTGCGGATGAGATATACACTGTGGTTTTCTCGTAGTAAGTCTTCTCACTGTCCACGGTCGTATCGGTAGAAAGAGTGTAGATATAGGCTCCTGCCTCTCCACTCCTCTCATACCAGCCCTTTTCTGTCGGGTTATCTCCCGTCTCGGGAGTGACAGCGCTGTAAGATGCCTCGGGATCTGCAAGCCTATCCTCATAGACATTGCCCTTGGTAACGACCGAACCGGGCATATCGCCCTTGGTAACGTCAACATCCTCGTAAACGATCCCCTCTGCGGTACCATCGTTCGCTGGGTAAACGCTTCCCATCTTGACATACTTGGTGTTCTTATCCGTGGTCGTAGCCATGGAAACGGGTATCTGCCTTGTTTCCCTCACACAGGTTTCATCACCATTGGCAAGAAACCAACCGGGGGCGTAAGTCTGTCCTTTTGTTTCTGTTCCGATAAAAGACATTGTTTAATCCTCCTTTGCTTTGCCGTACTTCTGTTCGTTGTATTTCTGAGCCAGCAGTGCGCCTCTGGACGGTGTATCTGTACTTCCTCCCGTGTTGTTCGGAGGCGTTTCCGTCCTTGCGCCCTGTTCGCCCTTGGTCTCGATAAAATCAGCCCATTCTTCCTTAACTGCTGCTGCTCTCTTATCCGCGTCCTTGATCTTGCCCTCATCGGTAAGCTCAATCGCGGAAATCTCCGAAACCGAAGCCTTAAGCACCGTGTCAATGCGTTTTTCAGAAACTCCCTGCTCCTTTAGGAAATTTCTGTATGCAGCGGTTTTCTTCGCCTTGGTCTCCTTTGCCTCAACGTCAGCTTTGTACTTGTCGTACTCCGCTTTTAAGTCGTTGTATTTCGGCTCGTAAGGATCCTTGTTACCCTCCTTGACCTTTTCCTTTAGGTCGTTGAGTTCCTGTTCAACTCCAGGTAATTTGTCAAAGGCTTCTTTGTACTTGTCGCGGTCAGTTTTGGCTTTGTCGCGCTCTTCTTTGAGTGCGTCTACCGTCTCGGCATGAGCGGATATGATCTCGTCAATCTTCTCCGCTTCAATTCCCATGGCAGTTAAAAACTTTCTTGTAAGGCTCATTCTTTTTGCTCTCCTTTTCTTCGTTGCCGTTCCCTTGGCATTAGGGCAAATAAAAAGAGCCATCAAAACGTATTGCTTTACGTCTTAATGGCTCTTGACCTCGGGGGTTCTCGGCTCTCTTACTCTTGATACTTCTATTTCCCGTTTACATCGGCGGCATTTTACATAAATTCTGCCGTTCCGTTCGATTGCGATCAGTTTGCCGCAATCACAGGTCACAGGAGCACCGTTAAATTGTGTCTCCATTCAATCCTCCGTTTCTTTGAAAGATTGTCAGTCAAAAGAGAAAAAGCCCCGCACAGAAAGACAATGCTCTCCGCACAGGGCTTTTAAATCGAGTAAGTAAAGGTTACGGCTTTACAGTCGCTAGCTAGGCGTTTTCCTCGCTTATTCTCTTTTAATTAATAGTTTAACTGCTTTTTCCTCATTTGTAAAGAATAGAATTATGTAAATGTAGGGATTTTTAATACCTTTTTCCCCTGATATTCGGCGTATGCTTTTTCCAATAAAGCACCTTTGCTCTCTTGCCAGTCATCTCCTATCATGCAGATTGCATCCGCTCCGTCAAGCATTGATAAACATATCGGCATATAGCGATTACTGTCCAACCCGACCGGGAGCGTTGCAGGATTAATCACGATATGTCCCTTCTCCTCCAGATATAGTTGAGCCCGATTAAATTTATCTTTATATGTATCCATGCAAGATGCCATAGACCCACTTAAATATATTCTCATTAAAGCAACTCCGCTTTTTTGCCTGTCAAATTCTCCCACCGTTGTATGATTACATCAACATATGCAGGAGACAACTCACACATATAGCATTTTCTGTTTAACTGTTCACAGGCTATTAGTGTGCTACCACTACCGCCGAATAAATCCATTACAACATCACCTTTATCGGATGAGTTTCTAATAAGTTTTGCAAGTAGACGTATAGGTTTCATGGTCGGATGCAAGTCATTAACTAATTGCTTTTTCTCTCGGATAACATCGATATCATCTGCATCCGTCAACAATTCCTTAATAACATTTCGTAGCTCATTTTCGCTCATAAAATCAATTGTCTCAATTACGCTTTTTTGATTTCGTTTCCCGTTCCACTTTTTTATAGATTTCCCCTTGCACCCCATTAAGCAAGGTTCATACATAGATTGATATTTTGACCCGCCTAGTACAAGTTGGCTTTTAACCCATATCAATTCTTGTTTATATGTTAGTCCAGAGTCCCTCATTTTTCTCATGAATACCCCAGAGCCTAATTCTTTGTAAAAAACATAAATACTTGCACCGTCTTTCATTGAAAGAAAATAGGCAGTATATACATCACCTAAAAACTCCTCGAATTTATTTTCTGGCATCTTATCGTTTAATATTCTTTTTGAGTTCCTGTCTTTTGTATTTCCTGCGCCTTCATATCCCATGTTATATGGTGGGTCAGTGACCACTAAGTCAGCCTTTACCCCATCCATAAGCCTATCAATAACATTCACATCCGTACTGTCTCCGCATATCAGCCGATGCTCTCCCAACTGCCAAATATCGCCCAATTTAGATTTTGGCTCCTTGGGAGGTTCGGGAACCTCATCCTCCTCTAACTCTTTCTTCGACTCATCAAAACTTAAATCCTCTAAATCAAAGCCAAATTCTGACATATCAATATCAAAATCTGCCTTGATCTCGTCAAGCTCTTGCCCCAGTAAATCTAAATCCCACTCTGCAAATTCTCCGACCTTATTATCAGCCAATCGCAAAGCCTTGAGCTGCTCCTCGGATAAATCATCGGCTACAACGCACGGTACTTTATCCATTCCCAATTTTTTGGCCGCCTTAACTCTCGTGTGTCCTGCCACGATCACCCCCCCCCACTTGAAATAATGACGGGTACCTTAAAGCCAAACTCTTTAATGCTATTGGCAACATAATCCACCGCATTATCATTCTTGCGGGGGTTATTCTCATACGGGATTATTTCCGATATGGACTTATACTGGATTTGTAAATCATTCATTGATCTTTCAACTCCCTCTCGATATACTTTCTTATCTGCTCCTCATTCCGGGTGACAGCGTTTTTCAAAAACCTGTTAGGCGCCATTTTTTGGGTGCCCTCGTGGACATACGTCGCATATTCTACATTGGTTCCCACGTAAACCGCCCTTTGATCGTCCGGATCACTCGGAGCCGTGCCGTTATAATAGCCTACCGGAACGGACTGAACCTTGCTATATTTGCTGCTATTATCCCCATGATATGAAGATATAGCAGGAGCCTCGCCGCTTAAGGCGTATGTGATGCTGTTTCGCAATAATCCTGTGTCAATACGCTTCGGGCTATTATTCAGCTCTTCCTTTGCTTCGCCCTCAATGTGTATTCCAACCGCTGTAAGCGCCTTATCTATTCTCTGTGAAAGCTCTGCAAGAAATTGTGCGGAATTATCAATAAAATTAAACCCAGCCATGACTTTATCACCTCCCTTCTATTATTTTTTCTTCTTCCCTACTGAAGCCGCCTTATGTCTGTACTCGGCAATATAGGTGTTTCTGATTGCTTCGCCTTTTTCCTCGGGTAGTGTGATGGGTGTGCTTTCTGCCTTAGCCTCTTTCCACTCGTCATAAGTCATGCCCCCAACATTGTCAAAATCATGGTATTTACGGGCTTGCGGTTCTAATCCATCAACTAAGCCACGTAGCGTACATCGGCAGTTATATGATTCGGCGGGCGGGGCACTCGGATCACCTGGAAACCGACAACCATTTGAAAACAGTTCACCCACTGCCCTGATCTCGTAATCGACCATCCTGTGAGAGTGTCTTGTTCGTCCGTCATGGGCTGCAAGCCATTGTTGCCGCATTTTAATCCCTATCGCTTCTGCACGTCTGTAGCTGTCTATCCTCCCGGCGTTCTGTGCGCCTGTTGCCATGGTCCGCGCGTCTCTTATCGCGGCTTTGCGGTTCTTTTCGCCCACTTCCTTTGATAGTCTCGTGGCTATTTTGGGAATACTCTCGCCTTGTAAAAGCGCTTGCAGCATAACAGCTTGTATCTGCTGGCGGTTCCACCGCACATCAAGCGCGTTATAGATCCTTTTAGTAAGGTCTTTACCCGGATGAGGTAAAAGCTCCGGGTTATCCCTCAAAAGATACTCAACGGTAGAGCGGTCATACAGTGTATAGCTGGTATCTAACCTGGAGCCCTTTTCAACTTCAAAAGTTCCATAGTTATGATTGAGCGCGTACACATCGGGCATGTGTTCAAGGGCTATGCTCCGGGCCATCTCATTGGTATGGGTGTAATCCTCTGCCAGGCTTTGACGCATTTCCCTCCACCGCTTACCTACCGCGATCTGCCCGGTACGCCACTTTTGATACTCAGCAAGGCGTTTCTTGTACTCTTTTTTATCGTCCTTAACGTCATTTACCCATGCTCTCCAGGTATCATCCTTTTTCTTGAAGCGTTCAAGGTAGTCGTCAAGCTTCTCCTGCACTTCCTTAATGGCTTTGGCATATTCTTTATTGAGCCGGTATTCAAGCGCGGCAATTATGCGCTCCGTCTCTAAATATGCAGGATCATACAGTGTTATCATGCTTTAAATCCATTTCGCACAAAAAAGCTATATTGCAAGCAAGATGAGACAAGTGCGGCAGCCCGCTTTCTTCATCTACTCCGGTCGGGTCATCCAGATACGCCAGAAAATGGCGAAAAGCCGCGTCCCGGTATCGTTCAACTGCTACTTGACGCCAATTTTCACGGCCACCCTCGGGATACTTATTACACCCATACATACGGATCCGGGCAATCTCCCGGATAATTCTTCGAGGCACAAGCGTTAATCTTAATTTGCCGGCGTCAGCTTTCGCTTCCTGTGTATTCATTGTCGCCCTCCTCTACTACGCCGCCACGCCTTAACTCGTCAGCGGCTTTACGTTTCTGCACTTCCTCAACCTTATCAGCGTCACCCAATAGAGTAAGCACCTTTGCGGTGGTATATTCATCATCCAGTACCTCGGAGGCTTGCAGTACCGTTTGTATCTCCTCAGACACATTGACCAGCTTTGACCGGGTAAATGTCGCCTCCGCTTCTATCCCGGCCACTTTGCAAAGGCCCTGAATAAACTCACTCAGGCAATACTCATACTGATCCGCTTTGACGTTTAAAGGCTCATAAGCTGCTAAAATCTGTGTAGCTGTGACTGCTCCACCCTTTATCTCATCAACATTCAGTGCGCCGTAATCCTTGTATAAATCGCGTTCTAAGCGTTCAAGGAGCCTTTCGCGTGCTTCATAAGGTATCTGCACGGCAACCGGCTCTACCTCCTGTCCGTCCTCTAGGCTTGCAAAGTGAGTGCTTTTAATACGCTGCATAAATTGTGCTAAATCAGGGTCATCCATGCCGCCGGCCCCCTTTATCACCCAGTAAATCTGCGCTGTGTCGAGGTCGTTTAAAAAGCCATTCTTGATAAGGTCGTAAGCGTCAATCTGCTCTTGTATTCCTACAAGCTCACTCTGGTGTAATGGATTTCCCCACAGCGGCACGATTGGGAACGCCGGATAATTCTGCCCGTCATATATCTCGGTCCCGTCTGCTTCCGTAGTGCGGGTCTTAAGGATATAGGCTCGTTTAGGTGCGTATATTCTACCCTCATCATCTGGCTTGCCGTTTTCGTCTCTTTCTCGCCAAATATAGGAGGTATAGCCATCCTCTTCATATAGCGTTGCCCGGAGCGGCTTGCTATCGTCTATCTGCCAAAATCTTACCCCTGCACGCAAGGAGCCGTTTTCCTCATCGTACAGCGGTGCAAATTCAGTTAGTTTAAAGACTTCCACATGATCATAGTTGAAAAACCCAAAGCTCTCACCCTCAACAAGAGCGGCTTTTCCTGCCTGCTGTAGCTTTGTATCAAAATCGGCGCCCAGTTTAGCGGCTGCCGTGTCGTTATCCCACGTTACGCCGTTACCAAGGGAAAATTGGTTTTGCTGTGTGGTAAAAAAATTAAAAAAATTTCGCGTGGTCTTATGGTTCGGGCTCCACTTGTCGGGGATCTCCCTGCCGGACAACGTTCGCAATATACGTTCATAATGCACTATGGTCGTATTGCGCTTATGGTCGTAATCCTCGCCCATAACGGCAATTTTATATAAGTCGCTAGATTTATGATCCTGGATAACTGACCTAACAAAAGCTTTGCGCTTATCTTCATTTGTTGGGTCAATGGCAATCAGATCCTGGTAGGTTATCATAATCAATCCTCTCTTACGCTGCTTTGCGGCTTCTTACAACAAGCTTCTCGGTATAACACATATACCGTGTGCCATCCATGTAATGATCTGCTTCTTTAAGCGGTCTATCTTCTTCGCTGGTATCATCCCACACATAACCCTCGGCTTCGGTTTTCCACTCTTGAATATCAGGGCTTATCTTTATCAACCCCAGCTCCATAGCCGTTGCTGTGTCCCGGATGCCGTCAATAACATCATTATCGGCAGGAATGACAGTGTACCAGCTTTGAGACAGTTTTCCGCTTTTACGTTTCCTCAAGGTGGCGATAAAAGACGCTGCGGAAGGATCAACGATAGTTTTCATTTTGCGCAAATATTCAACTTTGCCCTCCATCACATCATGCTCTCGTGCGATCATAATATCACTTATGAGCTTGTCAACCTCGTCTGCATACTCTTCATCCGTCTTTGTAACGCCCGTATCTCTGCCGGAATAGTAATAACCTCGTGTGGCATACCATATTTTCCCGTGCTTTTCCCACAGAAGAGCCGCGAAAGCGTTCATCGTGCCGTAATCAATGCTTAAGCGATAATCCGTAGGAATGCTACCTTCCGGCGGGTATGCCAGAGCTTTTTCATACATAGGATAAATAATACCTTCCGCCAGTACCCACTTACCCTTAATGAACCGCTCATAAAACACACCGGAATACTCTTTTTTTATGGCTTTGACATAATCCTCGGGCAGCGTGGTATTGTCATCTATGACAAACTGCATATCCATAAAATCAAGCTCATCTGCGCGGTCTATGTAGCTTTTTTTAAGCCAATGTCCCGGAGCGTCCGGGTTAGTAGTGGCTATAAGCTTCGCGCCCGGTAAACGTAAGCGGGATAGCAGCATGGCAAAGAAATCCTCGGGAAACTGCGTCAACTCGTCACAGTAAGCCCCTTGCAAGGTCAATCCTCTTATCTTGGCTTCTGCCCTGGCATCGTTCGCGCCCTCTAAAAGGATATGCCGTCCGAAGAGATAACCCTCTTTGGCGGCCAGTGAAAAAGTAAAATTGCGCTCACCTACAAGCTCCTGCAACAATAGCAAACAGTTACGCTTTAGAGTTGTTAGGGACTTGGCACACATCAGATATAGCTTATCCCTTGGCATGGTCTTAACCCAGAAAGCCCACAGCACAAGACTTATCCACGTTTTCCCACTTGAAACGCTACCCTCTAAGAGATTAAGACGTTTCAGCTTGTTGGTCTGCCACAGGCGCATCAGTTGTCGCTGCTTCTTCGTGTAGATCATTTTATCTTTCCCGTTGCGTTTAATCCGTGCCTTTTCAAAACCTTTTGCACATTTGATGACCTCATATTCATCTTTTCGGCTACGGCTGAGATGCTATTTCCTTTCCTGTATAACTCACAAATTTTCATAGCTCTCGCAAGCCTTAATTGGTCTTTTATGTCGGAGGACGAATAAAAGCAATCGTTTGAAAAGTTGATGTCTGAATAAAGCTTTTTTGATATTGTTTTGAGCTTTCCGACCATTCCACCGCCGGTGTCCCAAATGTCAATATCTCCGCCGTTTGCTCTATCTCTAAGCCATATTTCAACCGTGAGAAGATCGCAAACTTTTTTCCACAAGCTTTTTACGCTGGCCTCTTTATATTGCCCCGTTTTTTCGCTTTCCCGTGCAATTTCATACTCTTCCTTGGATTGTTCCTTAATCCGATGAAGCATCGCATGGCACGGATGGCATAGCGTGATAAGGTCGCTTTCTATATCCTCGTTTCCGATTCTTTTATAGCTCAGATGATGGACATTAAGGTTTCCCATGCTCCCACATACCGCGCACTTATATTCGTCTATTTCAAGTCGCTTTCCCCGCGTTTCTTTCCAGTGGGAGGATTGAAGGTAGTCACTGTAATTTTTCAACGTCATTCGCCTCCGTTACCGGCTCCTTCAATCCATCAATAAGCTGTGCAAGTAGGCCGTCGCTCTGTTGTTCTATAACCTGCCTATCCCGCCATTTATCCGGCAATCGGTTTTTAAGAATAAAGCATATTGCGCCCACACTCGGGGGAATGTGGCGTTTTCGCGCCCTTTTCTTAGTTACGACCGTTCCATCGGGAAAAGTGGTCTCTTCCTGTTCGGTCTCGGTCACATCGTAACCAGTAGCCGATTTATATAAGGCATTCTCAACCTCATAGCTCGAAACGGCTTCCCCTTTTTTATATGCGTCAAAAATGGCAGAATGATTCTTAAGCCATTGATGCAAAGTTGCGCGGCTTATCCCCATGTTATGAGCCACCTGTCCATCAGAAAGCCCATCACGCCGCCAGCCTTGTATCAGTATCAAGTTTTCCGGCTTAAGCCATTTTTCATACTTGCCCTTTGCCATAAACCACCATTTATCTCACGTTATCTCTTTTAATCCGCTTTAATTATACCATATTCTCGCTTAATTTCAATTTTTCCAAAAAATTACTGTTCTCCCACCGTCACAGTAATATTTAAAGCCTTGCAGAGCCTTTGCAGCGTGGTTATGTGCATACCCTTTTTATCATGCTCTATCTTGCTTATATTGCTGGCTTCAATGCCTGTGCGCTCTTCCACGTCCATAAGAGTCATGCCCTTTAACTGCCGAGCTTTTTTAAGCTGTTCACCTATAGTCATTCTTCCACCCCCCCTAGTTGATCCATTCAATAACCGGTTTCCCTTTATATCCCTTTTCAAACTCATACCACCCATAAGCTACCGCAGACCCACCATGCTCACGCATATATTTAAAATCGCCATTTTTAGCACATAAAATCCGGCTGGTAGAAACATATAATGTTTTTAGGACACCCGTATCAAACAAAGCCCGTCTTGCCTTGCCCTCCAAAAATTGAAGTTTTAAAAACATAAACACCTTTCTTCCTGTGGGGATAAGGCTCAAGGCGTGTTCTACAAATTCCTTGGCGTATTTATACGGAGGGTTGGTAATAATATCACCATCAAAAGAATCATGGCTTTGTAGAAAATCCACTCCCCCATCCCCAAAACCTCGATCTATTAAATCTGTCGATTTAACGTTATACCCCAGTTCCAGCAAGCGTTTACTTAGATGACCTGCACCACAAGCACACTCCCACACTTTATGCGATAAAGAAGCTTTATCTAGCAAAACATCAATCGCAATACTATCCGTGGCATAATAATCATTTGCTTCCCGTTCTTCTTTGGCATAATTACTAGCGCCTATATTGACAAAGGTACTATAACCATTTCCAACCCAGTCTTTCATTTGTCCTTTTCCTCCCAATCAGGGCAATGCTCATCATAAAGAGACTCCATGCCAAAGTATTCTCCGTCAGGGTTCGTACATACCCACTCGCCCGATAAATTCTCCTGCTTGTGGTATCTGCACATTCCGCATATCATTTGATCATAAGATTTACTATTCATGGCACCACCTTTCTTTATTTTGTTAATTCCTTTAACTTTTCTCGATATTATTAACAAATCCTTTAGTTGCTTGCATTTTGCCCTCCTATGAATTTCTCGCCTTTCAGTTTCTCTAATAAATCTGCGACCTCATCAAAATGGCGGCCTGTCTTGTGTAAGTCGTCCAACGGCACTAACTGTGCGTGGCTATAATGAAAGTTCAAAAGGCTTGCTCTCCCGCCATCAACAGCAATTACAACACTTTTGGTTCCTTTAATATCTTCAACTTCATCACCGACTGTTATTATGTCCCGTTCATCCCACGCTTTTAGCTTTTCTAAGAATTCCTGTACGCTGAACTCATAGAAAATATAAAAAAGCGGCTGATATTCCCCTAATATCTCCCCAATTTGTCCGCACGTCAAGCCGCCATCTTTTGGGGTAATCACAAAACGTTTGACTGCTTCCCATACTTCATTGGCCCCCTGCTCATATCCATCTTGAAATCGCCTTTGGCTGTATTTAGCCATATTCTTTATAGCTTTAGCTTCGCGGTGTTCTTCGCCATCTTTAACACCACGCTCATAAGCCAACCGTATACTGTTGACAATACCTCGTGCTATGCCACTGAGAAAATCCCTTTTTTCTTGCATTTTATCCTCCCTATCTTCCCGCCTCTTTAGCTTTTGGGGCGCCGATTGAGGCGGGAATAAGCGCTCGTGATGTACCCATGTGCCCCGGCTGCGCTACTGCCGGCTATGCCATAAATTACATTTGCCCCCGTAAGCGTTTCTGAGTCGTTTTAAGGGGTTTTTATTGCTTGGGGGTAGGTCAATGCGTCTTCGCCCATTTTCGTAGTTCTTTGGGGCTGTTAGGGGGCTTGTCGCGTGTCTGTGCGTTTTATTATCGTCCCCGTTCTGTCAACCACCCAAATAATTCTATGCCGTAAATACGTTACGTTTAAGCTGCTCGCGCAACTCTTCTATCTGCCGCGCTCTGCTATCGTCCCACTCTCCGCCAATAAATATATCGCGCTGCTTATCTTCTATCTGCTCGACAGAAGCCGAAGCCATTTCCAACCTCGGGGAGTCGGTCGTTGCATACATTAGCTTTTCTTCTCGAACTCTCTGACGCATGTTGGCAAACTGCCGCAAGAATTGACCGCGTGCTACATCAACCCTAAAGTTTTCATCAAGCGCCCAGTCTCGCAAGTTCTCTGGTCTGCCAACAGTGGCGCGAACTATACCGGGAAGCGCGTCAAATTCCTCTCTTGCCCTGGTAATGTCGCCCGAATTGCGGAGAGCCTGCATAACAAGCGACCATGCTTCTAACTCCCCAATGCGATCTTCCGGCTTTTCAGTGGCGGATATGATGCAGTTAAGGACCTGACCGGGAGAAGGCGGGAAACCTTTGGTGTCGGAGCGGAGATATATAGTTAACCCCTTATCTGCGTCTTGATACTCTATATCCCCTAGAACACGCTCCCATGCACTGACCATGTTATCAATGTCATTGACTGTATAACTGCGAAAATAGCCCGGATATGTGGCAATAATCACAGTTACCAGCTTTTTAACTGCTATTCTGTTCATGTTTTAAAGCCTCCTCCTCTTCGTAGATTTGCTGCAAGAGATAATCCGTAGGATTAAACTGCTGCTTTGATGCCCTATTATCCCCATGGCCCATATTTTCCCAAGTAATAAGTTTTTGTTTCCAGTTGCGAACACGGTTCCCTTTGCTGTCGATCCAGTTGCCCTTGCTGAAATACTCGTAAAAGGTTTCCGGGTTTACAGGGCTTTTACGGTCAAAGCAATAGGCTTTTACTTCGTCCAGAGTAGGCGGCACAAAACGGGTTCTTTTTGGAGAGTGCGTAGCACTCTCTTTTTCTTCAGGAGAATCCAATTCCTTATTCCCTACTCCATATTCCCTATTCCCTATTCCTTCTCCATATTCCTTTTCCTTATCCGTTTGTTTTTGTTTGTCGTTTGTTTGATTTTGATTGTTTTTGTTTGAATTTGTTTGTTTTTGTTTGTCGTTTGTTTGAATTTGCTTAGCGTTTTGGTTACCAACCGGCGCACCATGTCCCTTGCTTGCTTCGCTCCGTGCCTCGCTTATACTAATGGATTTGTCCAGGATGGGTTTAAAGCTTTCAAGGATAGCCCCGACGATACCATCAAGCTCTATGTCTTTATCCTCAAATACATAATCGCCCATGGCAATAACGATCTGCCCCACATCCTCTGCGGACAATTTTTTGAATGTTTTGTGAAAACTTTTGAAGAATGAAAACTTTTCTGCCACTACCCCAACCCCCGATACTATGATTTTACCTTTGTGATCCTTACCTCTGTTCTCGGCCTCTCCTTGTCATATGACACCCGGGATCCATCCATAGATACGACGATCTTTGAATTATCGTCCTCAATTACCCTATAAGCCACCAGTACATCCAGCAAAGCCTCTTGCAGATTGACCAGATCGACCGCCCGGCGTGTCGGCATGTAAAAAACCGCCTCAATATTGACCGGATCCATTATCATTTCCTCTTTTGGCATAAATACCGCACAATCTGTCTCATACTGCTGATACTGCTCCGACGGTAGTATAAACCGCCTGCCCGTCCTGCGGTTCCTCGCTATACGCTGACTATTCTTTTTCGTGACTGGTGGAAGATTTATCGTAAAGTTCATTCCGCGTATCCCCCTATTCAACCACATACTTATCTATCAATTTTGCAGCAAGTTCCGCCCAAAAAACTTCCTTACAGCTTTCGCAGTCAATAGCGCTACATTTTGCAGGTTTCGGCAAATCATCTGCCCCTAAAAGTCTGTATTTATAAGGGCAATTACTCTCTCCCACATAACTTTCCATATAACCCACCATGTTACACACAAGTGCCTCAATATGTTTGTTTGCTAAATCTCGTTTTTTGCCCATCTTAACCCTCTCTTCCCGCCTTGATCTTTTTACAAAAAGCCTTTAAGAATGTTTCAAAAATAAAATCACGTTCAATCAAAACTTTCTCAGCATATTCGCTAAGGTCATTAATAACCCATTCCGCTTCAAAGTCCATATCCTTTTCTGCCATTTCAACAAATGCAGGTTTGCTCATTCCTTGCCCTCACTCCCTTTCTGCCTTGACGTCAAACCCCTGGTATATAGCGTTCCCCAACGCCTGTACAAACTGTTCATCATGTGCCAAGTCGTTGTAACCTAAATGGACCAGAATACCGTGGATCATCTCGTGACAAATTGTTTCCTTTTTGCTTTCATTAGACAAGTCCTTATTCACACGAATTTCGCAAGCCTTGTAGTCTATTTGGCCGAAATGTGCATCGACGTCAAACTTATCTTCACACTCAATCACTGTGTGTGGTACTCCGCAAATATTTACTTTCATATTTCCTCCCTTTGGTCTTAACTTTAACTCATTTTTAATTTGACTTTAATTCGATAGATTTTTTGAAACGAATTAAACTTTTCAACTGCTAAAAGTTAAATTCGTTTCAGTTTCTCACTTTCTGCCTTTCAACTGAGTAATTTTTTGGAAGAGCTGGCTTAACAAAATCACAAAGTCTACCGTAGCAATCATTGCACAAATCAACATAGCGGTCTCCGCTATACCCAAAATCTAAATGTATTCTAACTACATCATTACATATAGGAGACTCATATAGGTTTCCACATATGTCACATTTCTTCGCATTAGCCATCTTTATCCTCGCTTTCTGCCTTGTAATTTGCGTCTATCCAACCCACCACATTATTCATATTTATTCTTGCAACTACCTGTCTGTCCTTAATTAACTTTATCATTCGAGATTTTTCCAGCCACTCCACTCCATCAGCTTTTATATTTATAATCTTTCCGTCAGTAAGCACTATGCTATACATTTATTCCTCTCTATATTTGTCTATAACATTAAGTGCAGTATTTATCCCTGCTCTAAAACATTCAATATCCCTTACATGGCCATTAATTTCAATCTGTTCTATTTCATCCCTTATCTTATCAATAACATCGATCTTTGCTTCTAATTTTTGTACCACCAAATCGGCTATATAATTACACAGAGCTTTAACCACCTCTTGTGGATCAACATCTTCTGTGCGATACATACAATTTTTAATATCACAATCATCAGATATAGCATTATGCTGCATAGGACACATTCTTTTGCTACACTTCATTTCAATCCTCACTTTCTACCTTATATTTGTCGAATATATCACATATCTCTGTGGCAATATCTAAATCATCAATATATTCCAAAATCTCGGCTCTTATCTTGTCAAGAACAGGCTCCTGCTCCAATGCTTTAATTGCCATATCAAGAGCTTCTGATATATAAATTGCTCTCGGTTCATCCATTTTATGGATAATTTTATGCTCTTTAATTCGTGCTATTGCTTCTTCTCTTGCCATTCTTTATCACTTCTTTCCCGTGGCTCAATCATACGAAATCCGCAATTAGGACAAAACTTGTGAACATAATTAGCATTTTCCAAACAAGGTTCGTTCGAACTAATGGGGTCATAAAAAACAGCCTCATAGCCACAAACAGAGCAAGAACAGTTCAATTTGTATGAGTATGTTTCACTATATCCTATTCCGTTTATTATCCACTTTCCTGTCTTCGGCTGTGGCGTGACGGATGGTAAATAAAGAATATCATCATACAAACACTCTCTATAATCACCTTCTATATAATCACCATCAATATCTCTACCTCCAGAACGGTGATTGTTTCGCATAGCAGCAAGCACAGCCTGTCTGCTGATAGCATCGTCACAAGGCTGTTGCGCTCCACAGATAACAGCTCGTTCTATGTCGAAATGATCCTTTAGCCATTCAGCGTTATATGCTACCATTCCTGCGGTTCTGTATTTCAATGCCTTTTTAGGAACTTTAATATAATCATCCTCGCAAGCTTCTTGCTCCATCCTTCCAAGTTCATATGCCTTTTCGATTTCAGCTTGCTCAAGCTCCTGCATCCTTTGGATTTCGGCATCGGAATACCGGGGAGTGTGAAACTTTTCCGATAAACCCTCAATAGTATCTGCCGCCCTATTGCATATATCCGCTATCTCACCTTTTCTTTCACTTGCATACTGCCGCAATTCCTTGATCTGTTCTTTTATCAGGCTCATTATTATTCTCCTTATCTGCTTCTATGATTGCTTTAACTCCTGCAATATATTCGGGCATATCAGTCAAATCATACCAAGCGCCATCATTATTTTTGGTATCAAGAATATCTTTTTCGTCTAATATTCTCCCATGTCCTTTAGGAAGAAGTGTGCCGTTCTCTATATATCCCCTTAATTTGAATATATCAATGTAAGTAAGTCTTTTGTATTCCTCTTCTGGTATATTAATTACTATCTGCATTTTTATCCTCCAACGATTTAATAAAATCCCTCTTTGCCTTTGCAACCTTGCTCGGATGGATATTACAGCCTACATCGTGCCATATCTTACAATCCTTTATATCCCTAAAATCCAACTGCCGTTCAATACCTCCGTGATCTTGCGTGTAGATAAATGGAGCTTTGTATGTACCGTAATACTTGCAATATTTAAGTGGATAAGGCGCATATATTCCAGCCCCAATATGAGTGCAGAAAAAGCATTTATCACATTTCATTTACCCATTCCTCCATACTCTTACACCAATCGTCGTAAGCTTCACGTCATACCCGAGATTTAAAGCAATGCATTCTAGCATATTCATCTAATTTTTCCTCGTTATTTGCAAGTAATCTCGGGCACTTCTTGCATTCGCCTGTAAAAACTTCATCTTCAAAATAAAGGTCTATCCGTCCTAAGCAATACGTGTTGTGGTCTACCTCTTCAAAGGCATGACCTCCCGAACATTTATTGTGATGCACATACCTATATCCCATTCGCCCATTCCTCCATACTCTTACACCACTCGTCATATGCCTCATGCCATGCACTCGACTTAAAAGCATCTTTTGTGAGTGCATACCCGTTTATCGGGGGACTGGCGTCATAGACCAGCTCTGGGGTTTCACCACAGCTTACTACCGCCGGGCAACCCTGAGAAGTGTAGTAAAAAGTCCTCATAATACCATTCATCCCGGCCACTTAAGGTTTCATTTGCAGTGCAATGACTAATAAACTTCACATCATAGCCTTGCCATCCCTTACCCTCTTCATGTAGTGGGAGCATTTCACTTGTTGAAACATATATTCATTGTGCCTTGCTAACTTTAATTTTCCCATTCAATCACCGCCTTAATTGCCCGATATTCAAGTTTCATAATCTTTTCGTAGATATGGTGGTCTTTAAAGCCGTTATCATCCTCAAACTGATAATGAAGCCGCCCATCCTCGCGTCCTTTGCGATATACGTCCTGCAAAGCTTCTATCCCGTCATAGTCGCTTGTATCAGGTATTCCATAACCGTTGTCAAGGTCATATTCAAATCGTTCATGTAGGTAGTCCTTTACGGCATCCCATTCATCCCCAGAGTGGTGAAGCTTTTCGACTATTTTGTCGATAAAGGAAAGTTTATCTTGATACGTGTAATCTGCGGCTGTTCCTGACGTATAATCCGCAAACGCCGTCTTGATCCGCTCCTCGAAATCATCTGGTATGTTGTTTAGGTCTATCTTTATCCCTGCGGGAAATTTAACTATCATGCTACATACACCTCACATCCGCACAATTCCTGTACCCTGCGTTTAAAATTATCTGCGGCATTGTCGCGCGACAGGTGCAGGAGCCACACTTCTTTTAAGTGGCTTCTGTCTATGCGTTCAAGCGTAAACAAGGCCGTTTCGATGCTCATGTGATTATTTATAGTCCTTTTAACTCGTGCAGCGTTCACACGCCCGGAAACAGCGTTCTCGGCTATAATGTCCGGGTCATAATTGGCCTCGATCATCAAATGCGTAATACCGCTTATCTGGTATTGAAAAAACATCGTATCGGTGATATATAAAAGCCTTTCCCCGGTAATTTCACTTATTGCCAAAAATGCCA